TTATCTTACGAATCAAAAGTCCATTTCTCTTTATGTAGGTAGCACTTCGGGAATGGAGTTGCGGATTTAAGGTTAATATCACATTAGAAAATTTTCCCTTCATTCTTTTTGCTGTAGATATATAGAATTCAAACTGCGGTTGTTCAAATGATATATCATAATTCTTTTTCATTTTCATACATTCATGTATAATTTCATATATTCTATTTTCAATAGCATTATATTCATCTTCACTTGCTATATTGTTGTTTAACATTTCATTAATAGCCAAAAATAAGTTATGAAATTCCGAATGTATATTTTTAGAATCTTTGCCAATTAAAGATGCGCCATAATATAGTTGAGCTTTAGTGTCACTAATTATATTATTCATTTCTCTTCTTAATTCATCTTGTTTACTATCAATAATATCATTAATCCTTTTATCAAAATGAAAAATGTTATACCCCCAAATTATAGCCACGACAGTAACCAAAAAAGATAATACACCAATAATTATACCCAAGTAATCAAGTTCAAGTTCGTTTTGAATTCTTGGGTACCAATGGCATATATAATATACGTTAGCAATGAATAATGATAAATTCAGTAAAAAGAATACTACAAATAGATACCTATACACTCTATTATATGAAGAACATAAATCGCAATTCATATTCTATTTCCTTTCAATTAACAAAATCAGTTTCTCTAAATTCTGGCTATTTCTATTGTTAGCCTCTGCATTGAGTATATTAGCTTCTGCATTCTTCTTGCTGGCTTCGGAAAGGTTCTGAATGCACTCAATATACTCAGATACATTATGAGATGAGTCAACATTAGATTCAGATATACTATATTGATTATTTTGGGCGAATGCTTCACCTTTTCCTGTTAATAGCCAATACGCATTTACTTTTTCTACTGAATTGACGATTCTTTCAAGTATATCACTTGATGGCTTAGAGGCTCTATCCTTTCCTAAGTAGTTGGAAATGCTTGTAGGAGCAATTCCAATAGTACGTGCAAAGGCTGCTTTGTTCCCGTCAAACAATTCTTCAATAATGTACTGCAACCGCTCTGAAATACTCATTATAGTTGTTTTATAGTTAAAAATAATAAATATAGTACGATTTTATTCTCAATATAGTCGTTTTTAATACTCAATGTAGTATCTTTGCAACATCAACATCAACAACGACTACAAAATAATGAAAAATAGTTGAGTTGGCAAAATTAAAGTAATACCTAAAAAGGAGTAAGACAATGAAAAAAAGAGATTATGAATTGGTAAAGAATGGCAAGTATAACAGAAGAGCAATCATGCAGAGAGCTTATGTATATGTGCGTAATTACAATTACTCTCTTTCAAGCGCCTTAAAAACGGCTTGGTGTGACGCTCATCTGAAAATGGATGAATGTAAAGCACAGATTGCTCCTAAGTATCAAGATTACCCGAAGCCGGCTAATAATTTCAGGCAGGCTATGATTGATTTGAATCCTACTCTAAGAAGTTACGATAGCTCTTGGAGATAATATAAACAAAGCTGCAGAAAAGGTCAGTGCTATACCGGTGACAAAAGCCGCGAGGGTTCGTAATGGCAAACGAACACTTTACCCTTCACCGGGCAGCTTTCCCTATTCGGTGATGCGTTACGCCGAATTTCTCTATCCGGTCTTTGAGCCTACCCTTTGATGGGAGATAGAGAACTGATATGAGCTCGACATTCGGGCAGGAGAGGCGATACTCCGCAACAACACACCCCGAAAGACTTGGAACTGGTGACAGCAGAAGCAGACTTGAGTAGGGTTACGGGTGCAGTCCCGGTGAAATCTGCCGCAGTTCGTACTGAGAAAGGTACAGGAACTCCGAAGCATACCCATGTAAACAGATAGTAGACTTGTCCTTGATTGTGGTGGGGTAAAATAAAGAAGTCGACATGCCCCGAACGGTTATGCAGTGAAGTATAGTAGCTGATAACTCCGGTGGGAAGAACTGAGAGAGTTTATCGGGGCACGAATATTAATTAAAAATAGAGAGAAAATGAATGAAATAATAGATTACATTAAGGATTCACCAATTGAGTATGCAATTGATGCCTTGTCTGTGAATTATGTGATACAGACTATCGTTCAAATGGTACTGTTTCCCTTTGTACTATACTTTTGTTGGAGGGTTTTTAAAAAGATACTTCGTAACATGAGGAATAATTAACAGAAACTCCTTACAATAGTATATGCAACCAATGCGATGATAAACAGCAGGAATGAAACATACGAGCCTTTTTCGCAAAATACGAAAATCCTTCTTCTTGGTATGCTTTCATATACGTAAGCTTGACCGTGCGGTAATTCCCCGTTATGATATTTTCTTAGGTATTCCCGATAGGTGCGCACAGCTTGATTGCTCAACACTCTATTCTCGTATAGAGATATTCCAGAGAAAAGGATACAGAGTGCATTTACGCATATTGCAGTCACAAGGAGAACCTTGTTGCAAAGACTGTCCTCTGAAGGACTGCTTAAAGAAATGATTACCGCAAAGGTGGTTGAGGCTACCATTAAAAGCGTTGTTTGTATTTTGAATACCCATTCGGTTTGTTCATCCAGAGAACGCATATATAACCTAATTAGATTTCTTTCCCAACTCATATTTACTTAATTTTTTGATTTGACACTTCAAAGTTAAGTAAATCTCCCGAATAAAGCGTGATGCTACCAATCGAATTGGTTCGGGAGAACTCAAATATTAATCATTAAAATTTTATAGCAATGAAAAAGAAAATAATCACAGAAAACTACACGCCGGCTTTGAGAGATATGGAAGTAGGAGATATTCTTACTTTCCCGGTGAAAGCTTACAATTCTATCAAAGGTACATTGATTCCCCGATTGAGATTGGAACTTTGCGTAGAAGATGCAGATTGGAAAGTAGGAGACATTGATAAGAAAAAAGGTCTTTTTGATGTAGAAAGGGTTGCGTGATGGTTTCCCTTTCTCCGGCGGAAATGCTTGTTGCAAATGAGTATTGCAAGGGACTTGCTGACAAAGAAGTGGCCGACAATCTGAGCAAGTCTGTTTGGACTATCAAGACACAGAAGCGGACTATCTATCGAAAGTTAGGCATATCCAAAGATACTGAATTGCTTCTGTATATGATTTGCGACAGGCTGAAACGCAATTTCGATTTGAATGAGTTACGGAAGCATGGACTTGAGTTTTTATTCTCCATTCTTTTCATAGTAATGCAAATAACTTGTAATGATATTGATATGCGGAGAATGAAAACGCCCTCACGAGTGCGGACTACAATGCGCTATATAAGAGTAGGGGGACGGAGTAATAATAATTTTAATTTTTTGGCAGCATGATATATGAGGTAAACGGTGATTTACGCAGTTCTATGTTGATTGATGGGACAGCGGAGGCAAGGTTGGCAGATATACTTACCATCATGGATAAGCGTACATTTCCTAAGAGGGAATCAGAAAGAATAGTAGGTGGCCCGGGGAGATTGAAAACTTTGGTAAGTTCTCGAAGAGTGAGAGTTGAGTACAAACCTAATGGGAGAAGTTATTACAATGCTTCAGATGTATTGAGTTTTGCAAAAGTAAGAAAAGGAAGAAACCATGAAAAGAATAATTCTCAACGTGCTATTGCTTAATATATTGGCTTTGCCTTGTTTGGCAATGTTCAATGATGTTGATCCGGTAACAGGGGACTGGAACTATACTGTTAATCTTTTTGGTATAGTGTATTCTGTTTGGTTCTATCACAAAGTATTAAAGAAGATAATAAAGATATGAACCTCAGCGGAGGAAGTGCATTACACAAAACTTATTTAGTTAGATTGCTGTCTGCATGGTCTGTGAAGATATAGCAGGCAGAAACGGGTAATTAGCTCAGTCAGGTAGAGCGGTACATGATTATTTAATGTTGGTAATTTGTCATGGTATTATTTAAAGGTTTCATTCATGTACAGGTCGTGGTGTTCAAGTCCCACATTACCTACAAGCTTTTTTATGTTTAACCAATAATGCCGACGAAAAGGACGTCGTAGGGAGAATGCCCCTATTTGAGTTTTATGCTTTAAGCTATCTTGTTAACTACCCTTCCTGGTGTGGTTTGACCGCCTATCCGGGAGCAATGCCCAAGCGAGGGCAGATATAGTTTAGTATTTTTATTTGGTTGTGCTGAGGTGTTCTGTCTGTGAAGATAGTACACCTTTTTTATTCGGGAGTTCGGTGTAATGGCTAACACACCTCATTCGAGGAGACTGACGGTTCGAGTCCGTCAACTTCCACGACATTTTTTATTAACCACATAAATTTTATCATTATGAGTTTGATCAAGAAACCTAACGAGCTGACTGTTAAGACTACATTGTCAGCACTGATTTACGGACAACCGGGTATGGGAAAAACGACATTGGCATTATCAGCCCCGAACCCTGTGCTGTTTGATTATGACGGTGGTATTCATCGCGTCAATGCGGCTCATCGCGTACCCACTGTTCAGATAACAAGCTGGGACGAGACGAACCAAGTACTTGCTTCCGAGGAAATCCAGGAGTTCGACACAATTGTGATTGACACTGCCGGAAAGATGCTCTCTTTCATGGATAAGGCTATCATGGCAGCCAATCCGAAAATGAAGAAGGCTGACGGTACTCTTTCCTTGCAGGGCTATGGGGTACGAAAGAATATGTTCATCAGCTTTGTAAATCAAGTTACCCTCATGGGTAAGTCTGTTATCTTCGTTGCTCATGAACGGGAAGAGAAAGTCGGTGATGAAAAACAGATACGCCCGGAGATTGGCGGTTCATCTGCCGGCGACTTGATTAAGGAACTGGATTTAGTCGGCTACATGGAAGCCATTGGCAAGGATAGAACAATTTCCTTTGACCCATGCGAGAAGTTCTATGGTAAGAATACTTGTAATCTCTCTTCACGTATAAAGATACCTGTTATCATTGATGCGTCTGGTACTGTTACGGGAAAGAATGATTTTATGACGAACATCATTAATACTTACAAGGAATATCAAACAAAGCAAACTGAGTTGTCTTCCGAATATGATAAGCTTCTTGAAGTTATTCGTGATATGGTGGAGCAGGTGACTGATATGCAGTCGGCTAATGAGGTACGGGAAGCGATTGCGGGTATGAACCATATCTTTGACAGCAAGGTACGGGCCGGTATGATGCTTAATGAGAAATGTAAGCAACTCGGGTTGAAATTTAATAAACTCAGCAAGAAGTATGAACCAGCCGCCTAAGTATAGATTTTACCCGTCGCTGCTCGATAAGTTCGAGCAGTATCTGCGGGCGGATGAACAGGTTGAAAGTTTTTGGAATGTCGACAATGAAACGGGGGAATACAAGAAAAGCCCCGAAGAGATTGAGGCGGAGCTCAAGCAAAGTCTGCTTGATGCGATAAACCGCGTTCCATTTGAGAGTGAAGCGGCTGATAAAGGAACGGCATTCAATGCTATTATAGACTGTTATATCCATAGGGAAAAGCATATTCCAAATGAACGAGAACCATATACCATTATCGGTGATGAAGAAACCAACATTATCCAAGTTGATTTTCCGGCTACGGATATAGCGCCTGCCCGTCATTTCTTGTTTGACCGAGCATGGTGTATCGAGCAGTCGAGATATTTTGCCGGTGCATTGTCTCAGGTCTTTGTCTCTGCCATTATCTCCACCCGTTACGGTGATGTGGAACTTTACGGGTTTATAGACGAACTTCTCCGAGATACTGTCTATGACATCAAATCAACATCCAAATATGATTTCGGCAAGTATGAACATGGCTGGCAGCGGCATGTATATCCTTACTGCCTGATTGCTTCCGGTCAAATGGAGAGTGTGAAAGCTTTTGAGTACACTGCTTATCAGTTGAAGGGCGGTACGAGTCGTACACCGCTAATCAGTGGAACGCAATATCCGGAATACTACACCTATAACCATGAACAGACGGTTAAACTGTTGACCGCTCATTGTGAGCATTTCATAGAATTTCTGGAAGTAAATCGGGAGTTTATTACGGATAAGAAAATATTTGGGTTAGAGTAATGGCACAGGAAGCAATTCTTGAAAAGGTTAACGGCGAAGTACACATAAGCAAATCCTTTGATTTCATGTGTTCCCAGCTTCGTAATGGTCGGTATCGTGTAAAAATCGAACGGTTCACAGAGCCTCGTACACTATCGCAAAATGCGCTCATGTGGCTTTGGTTCACTTGCATCGAGCAGGAAACCGGAACGGATAAGCAGGATATACACGATTACTACTGCAACCTATTTCTGAGGAGAACTTCCTATATCAAAGGCAAAGAAACGGTTGTTGCCGGAAGCACATCGAAACTCAATACAGTGCAGATGACAGACTTTTTGAATAAAGTCCAGGCTGATGCCGCTGCCGAACTGGGAATAACACTCCCTCTTCCGGCTGACCGTTACTATAACGAATTTATCAACGAATATCAAGACAGGAGATAAAAATGAATATCACAAAAGCAAAAATAACGAAAGACAACACGCTTGTTGCCACTTTTAAGAACGAGAATGAGGATAATGTAACCGTTGAGGGAAAGAATCTTATCCATAAGGATTTACGTGCTGCATTTGATGAACTTATCCCTCACCTTGCTTTCCTCTGCGAACAAAAGGAAGCTGACGGCAAAGATTCCATAGATGAATTGCCGGAAGAAATCTTTTCAACATTTGAGGTTACCGGTTATACAATTGGTGGTTCCGATGATAATATCGGGATTACTTTAGTCGGTAAACGTTTCTTAAAAAGTAAAAAGGTGCTCAATCTCATTGCACCGTTTACCATGTTCAACAATGAGAACGAGGAATACGAACACGCCTTTGAGTTGCAGCAAGCCATTGATGCTTGTAATTATGAAGTAGAACAGTATCTGACCGCAAAGAAATGGGCAGTAGTTCAGCAGGAACTTCCATTTGATGAAAGTACCCCGACTGATATAGGGGCCGATCCAGTGGGGGACGCTACTTTTGAGGAGGAAGCTAACGAGTTCCTCAAACAAGTGGCGGAACAGACCGGTACTACTTTGATTGTGGACGGTAAGAAAGTGAAACCGCGTCATTCACGTACTAAGAAAGTCAAAGAAACGGCAGCTTAATTATGGCAGCACCTTTTTGTATCACCAAATATCCAGACGGCTTCAAACTTAAATTCATGTATCATCCGATGCTGATAAAATGTGTGAAGAACATTCCGTCAGTCAAGGCCAATGCAAAGAGAGCTTACCTCTTTAATGAAAAAGCCTGGTGGGTTGATCTTGCCGATGAATGGTATGTCAACACCATGGCGAATTGGGCGGTGCAATATGGTTATTGCGGATCAGTACAGCGGTTGGAGCAAAGAAAAGCTGATATAAGTTTTGAGATTGCTCCAATGCCGCAATTGGCCGTACCTCATGGGCTACTTCTTGAACCATACGATTATCAGAAAGAGGGTATCGCTTATGCATTAGAACATAAACGGTGCATCTTCGGTGACCAGCCGGGACTTGGTAAGACATTACAGGCGATAGGTACGGTAACAATAGCGCAATCTTATCCATGTCTTGTAGTATGTCCGGCTGCATTGAAAATAAACTGGCAACGTGAGTTCAAGAAGTTTGCCGGGAAACAGGCTCTTATACTTGATGATAAGAATAAAAATACGTGGCAACGCTTCATTGAAACCAAGTGCTGTGATATTTTCATCACTAATTATGAGTCGCTGAAAAAGTTCTTCGTATTGGATGTGAAGAATGATACGCGGTTTACGCTGAAGTCAATCATTTTTGATCCTCGCATAACGCTTTTCAAATCGGTCATTATTGATGAGTCTCATAAATGTAAGTCTACTAAGACCCAGCAAAGTAAGTTTGTTGAGGGCATCTGCAAAGGTAAGGATTTCATTCTTGAGTTGACAGGAACTCCGGTAGTGAATGATAATACTGACCTTATACAACAACTTAAGATAATGGGACGTTTGGAAGATTTCGGTGGGTATAAGACATTTACCGAGCGCTTTTGTAACGGACCGAAGAAAGCATCTAATCTGAAAGAATTAAACTGGCGCCTTTGGAATACCTGCTTTTTCCGACGGGAGAAGGCAAAGGTGTTGACCCAACTTCCGGATAAGACACGCCAGTATATCGAGATGGATATCACTACGCGGTTGGAATATGAGAAAGCAGAAAGCGACCTTATTCAATATCTGCGTGTTTATAAGAATGCGGACGACGAGAAGATTGCCAAGTCCATGCGCGGCGAGGTAATGGTAAGGATGGGTATATTGAAAGCTATTTCCGCTCGTGGAAAAATCAAGGCGGCTGCCGAATTTATCCATGACGTTATCGATGGGGGAGAGAAACTGATAGTATTTGCTTATCTGAAAGAGGTAGTAATGGAACTGAAAAAGATGTTTCCCAAAGCAGTAACGGTTACTGGTGAAGATAATGCTACCCGGAAACAGATGGCTGTAGATGCTTTTCAAAACAATCCGGATTGTACACTTATCATTCTGAACTACAAATCGGGTGGTACGGGGCTTACTTTGACCGCTTCCAGTCGTGTGGCCTTTATTGAGTTCCCATGGACGTTCAGCGATTGCGAACAGGCTGAAGACCGGGCACATCGTAACGGACAGAAAAATAACGTTAACTGTTACTACTTCCTTGGTAAAAATACCATTGATGAATATATGTATGATGTCATTCAGCGGAAGAAGGGTATAGCTAACGGAGTTACCGGAACTGATGATGTAGTAAAGGAGAATGTAGTAGATATGGCTATGGACTTATTCAAAGGTAGATTATGAGAAAGAAACAAACTACACCACAATCAGAAAGCCAGATACAGCATAGCTGCCTGACTTGGTTCCGGCATCAATATCCGTTTTTGAGTCGCATGCTGTTCGCTGTTCCTAACGGTGGGAAACGCGATGCCCGTACCGGTGCGCAAATGAAATACGAAGGTGTTTTACGCGGCGTTGCCGATTTGATACTTCTTGTCCCTAAGAAAGGTTTTGCGTCTCTCTGTATAGAAATGAAAACTCCGATGGGGAAACAGAGAGAGGAACAAATTGAATGGCAGAGAGAAGCGGAAAAGTATCGAAATAAATACGTTATCTGCCGTTCTCTTCAAGATTTTATGAACGAGGTTAATTCCTATCTACGATGAATTATATTGAATTAGTCAATAACTTTTGGACTGTGAGGCGTATTAGACCGATGACAAGTTACGAGGCAGATTTTTATTTCTATTTGCTGAAAGAATGTAACTCGAGAAACTGGACTAATCCGTTCGAATTGCCGTCGAGGAATGTGGAGCTTGAACTCGGCATCTCTCGCAAAACAATTTGTGACCTGCGCAACAAACTCCAGCAAAAAGGATTGATTTCTTTCAAAGAAGGGAATAAACGGGCAAACGGAGCTTTTTATCAGATACTTTATGTTTCTGACGGTAACAAAAATGGTAACGAAAGTGGTAACGTAAATGGTAACATAAACGGTAACGTAAATGGTAACCCTTTATATAAACAGAAACATAAACAGAAACCTATGGGGGAAAATAACTCTGGCGAGTTATTCCCACCGGAGCCACCACCGAAAAAGAAGCTGCTTAAAACCAAAGTAGAGTTTATACCACCGACCGTCGAAGAAGTGAAAGAGTATTTTCGGGGCAAACTTCCTGACTGGGAATTGCAAGCGGATATTTTCTACAATCATTTCTCCGGGCTTGGTTGGAAAACGGCTACAGGTGCCAAGGTTGAACGTTGGGACAGCCGGGCCAATCTTTGGATAATCGAAAAAAAACAGCAAGGCAATGGAAAAACAGAAACCCAAGGACAAAACGGTCGGGATGCTGATAAGGCAGCAAAGGCAAGAAACCTCATTGCGGAGTACGCGGCCATCGAGCAGGGATGTGATGTTGTCGGCCATCAAGCAGAGATACCCGACCTTTAGCCAAGCCTCTGCCGCATATTCGACATCGCTCCAGCCGATACTTCTTGCCGACCTTGATAAAGCATACAGCGAGAAGTCTCCCACGTTGTCAGACCTTGAACAGATGTACGGTGACGGCTCCTCGGTTTTGTGGGCAAAGACGCAGCTACTGACTATTGATTTTGCCTCTGCCACGAAAGAGAGTGCCGATGAAAATGCTTTGAACGAGTTCTCAAACCTGTTTGTAAGGCAGTATCACTACATCAAGTTGACCGAATTCATTCTATTTGTCGCCCGATTCAAGTTGGGCAGATACGGTAAATTCTACGGCTATTTCGACACGATAACCATTGGCGAGGCTTTCCGTAAGTTCCTCAAAGAGCGGTCGGATGAGTTGGATATAATCATCCGGAAACGTAATAACCAGGCGCAGGAGCGGCGGCAAGTACCTGTGGAACGGAATCACCAACCACCCGACGACTTACGGGCAAAACTCAAATTAAGATGAAAGACATAAAACTGATAGCGACTATTCTGTCAATTCTGACAGCGTATGCCGCTTTTTATTTTGTCTGCTACTGGATAGCGGACTATTGTTTAAGAACTTATTTGTAACGCAATTATGGAAAACAAAACTTTCAAAGAAGCTATCAAGAGTTATCTTGATGAACGTGCCGGGACTGACGAACTGTTCGCTAAGTCCTACGCAAAAGAAAACAAGAATCTGGACGAGTGTTGTTCTTACATCATGGGTGAAGCCAGAAAGCGCGGAAATGCCGTCGCTATGTCCGACACTGAAGTATTTGGTCTGGCCGTACACTATTACGATGAGGACGACATCAAAGTCAACAAACTACCTGCCGCCGCAAGAGCTGTAGCTTCCGCTTCATCCCAATCGGTTAAGCTGACCGAGGAAGATAAAAAGAAAGCTCGTGAGGAAGCGATTAAACGTCTTACCGAAGAGCAATATGTTTTGCTCAAGAAAAAGCCGTTACGAGGAAAGAAAGAGGCAATGGAAGTTCAACAGATGTCATTGTTCTAAGCCATGAGACCGCGTACTAAATTACAAAAGGAAGTTGCCGAGCTGAGTGCAAAATTGGGTGAAATATCTGATTCTCCCAAAGAGTGGGCCAAAGAACATCTGTTTGCTCATACGGCACATAAATGCAAGGATGAACTTTGGTGTTCGGAATGTGGGAAAATATGGATAAACACCGATAATAGCGAATTGAGCATTATCCTTTTGGGTGATAAGACCGAATGCCCTTATTGTCACCACAAGCTGGACGTAAAGGTAAGTCGGAAATGCCAGAATGAAGAGGAAATCTACATGGATATACTACAGGTTGTAGGTAACTTCCAAGTGATACGCCATATCCTGTGCTGCAAGTATTCTTGCAAAAGTGGTTTTCGTGAGCATTTGACATCAAATCCTTATTACAGTTTTTTTGAGACTGTTCAGGAATGGATTACAGTTAATGGCAAACGTACCATTATCGCCAGACCTATGAATATGGGTGGCAATGGATGGTTGTATGGTAGGCCTTTGAGTATAAAGAACGAATACGGTAGTGGTTATTACAGTTATGGTGATGTGTATTCTATACATGGATGGTTATATCGTAAGATAGAGGTTCTTCCGGAGTTGAAGAAACGTGGTATAGGCCGGAATTTTCCTGATGTCAATCCGTCGAGGCTTATACGATCGCTCTTAACCGGTAACAATGATGCCGAACTCTGTTTGAAAACAAAGCAGATGGCAATGCTTAAACACATGGCTAAGGAAGGGTATTATCAGCTTCGGTACAAGCCATCTTTCAATATCTGTAACCGTAATCACTACATCATCAAGGATGCCAGTATGTGGAATGATTACATTGACCTGCTGCTCTATTTCAAGAAAGACGTACGTAACGCCAAATATATATGTCCCAAGAATCTGAAAGTCGAGCATGATTTGCTGATGAATAAGAAAAGGAGCATTGAAGCAAAGCTTCGCAGAGATAGGGAAAGGATGGCGGCAATCCGTCTTGAAAAAGAACGTAGGGAAAGTATTATTCAGTTCTACAAGAGAATGGAGAAGTTCTTCGGTTTGGAGATAACGGACGGAAGTATAACTATCCGTCCATTGGAAAGTATAACCCAGTTCTATCAAGAGGGGAAAGCAATGCACCATTGCGTATATACGAATGAGTATTACAAGCGTAATGATTGCCTTATCCTTTCGGCCCGCATCGGGGAAAAACGTATCGAGACAATAGAACTGTCCCTAAAAACTCTTGAAGTAGTTCAATCGCGTGGTGCATGTAACCAGAATACAGAATACCATGAGCGTATCATAGGGCTTGTTAAAAAGAATATTGGTCTAATCCGTAATAAATTATCAGCATGAAACATATCATCCGAAAAATAGAATACATCACCGGCGATAATCGTCGGTGTGAGAAAGTAGTCATTGAAACAAACGACATCGAGACTGAGAGAAAGCGGTTGTATGCTGAGTACCCCTGTGATGTGATATACTTTACTTATGAGACAATAGAATAGATAGTACAATGAAAGATTATATCGAGTTTCTGAAAGACAAGATGGCCATCAGTCATCAATCAGGATTTGAGGTGTCGGCAGAGGAACTGACACCTTTTCTTTATCCTCACGTGAAAGATACTGTTCGTTGGGCGATATCCGGCGGTTGCCGGGCAATATTTTCCAGCTTTGGTATGCAAAAGACCGTAACCCAGTTGGAGATACTTCGGGTAGTCCTGAAACACAAAGGCGGCAAAGGACTGATAGTTTGTCCCAAGCGTGTAGTGGTCGAGTTCCTTACACAAGCGGAACAACATCTGCATATGAAAGTTACTTATGTCAGAACTATGGCTGATGTGATGATATGCCCGACTGACATTATGGTTACAAATTACGAGCGTGTGCGTGACGGTGAAGATGGGGTGAGAATAGAACCTTCCTATTTCACTGTAACATCATTGGATGAAGCGAGCGTACTGCGTGGTTTCGGTACCAAGACCTATCAGGAGTTTCTTCCTCTGTTTGCAGAAGTTCCGTATCGGTTTGTTGCCACTGCTACGCCATCGCCCAACAGGTATAAGGAGCTGATACATTATGCCGGTTATCTCGGCGTGATGGATACAGGGCAGGCGCTTACCCGTTTCTTTCAGCGTGACAGCACGAAGGCGAATAACCTTACCCTTTATCCTCACAAGGAAAAAGAGTTCTGGCTATGGGTAAGTACATGGGCGTTATTCCTCACTAAGCCATCCGACCTCGGTTACCCCGATACCGGATATGAACTACCTGAACTACGTGTACACGAAGAAGTGGTTAGTGTGGACAACTCCACTGCTGGTACTAATCGTGATGGACAAGTGAAAATGTTTCGTGAGGCAGCTCTCAGTCTTGCTGATGCAGCGAAAGAGCGCCGGGACAACATGGCTGAAAAGATAGCTCGTATAGTAGAGATAATCAACCGACCGGAAAACAAGGATGATCATTTTCTTTTATGGCATGATCTGGAGAATGAGCGGAAGTCTTTGTGTGACGCCATACCCGGTTGCAAGGCTGTATATGGCTCGCAGGATGATGAGGAAGCAGACAGAGTAATAGCGGATTTCAAGGATGGGCGGTTGAAGTATCTGGCCGCTAAACCGGAGATGCTTGGTGAAGGTCTTAATTTCCAGTATCACTGTCACAAGGCTATTATGTTTATTGACTACCGTTTTAATGACAAGTTCCAAGCGATAGCCCGTATCTACCGGTTTATGCAACAGCATCCTGTTGACCTCTATCTGGTCTATGCTGAAAGCGAGGGCGAGATATTCAAGTCTTTCATGCAGAAATGGACGCAACACCGGGAGATGGTAGCTAAGATGACCGATATAGTCCGCGAGAACGGTTTGTTCGGTTTGCAGGCAGAGGAAAAGATGATGCGGTGGATGTTTGCCAGCCGTGAAGAAAAGGCCGGTAAGCTGTGGAAGGCTATCAATAACGACAATGTTCTTGAATGCTCAAAAATGGAAGACAATTCAGTGGACTTGATTGTAACGAGCATTCCGTTCTCCAACCACTACGAGTACACGCCTACCTATAATGACTTCGGGCATAATGAGGACAATAGCAAGTTCTTCGAGCAGATGGATTACCTTACTCCTGAATTGATGCGCATATTGAAGCCTGGCCGGTTGGCTTGCATCCATGTGAAAGACCGCGTACTGTTCGGTAACGCCACGGGTGACGGTATGCCTACCATTGACCCGTTCAGCGAAATGACAGTGTTCCACTACATGAAACATGGGTTCCGCTACATGGGGCGTATTACAGTGGATACGGATGTAGTAAGGGAGAATAACCAGACTTACCGTCTTGGTTACACCGAGATGTGTAAGGACGGTTCAAAGATGGGTATCGGATGCCCGGAATATGTCCTTCTTTTCCGCAAGTTGCCTTCTGACACCTCACGTGCATACGCTGATTTGCCGGTAACAAAGAACAAGAGTGAATATTCATTGGCCCGTTGGCAGATAGACGCTCATGCAAGTTGGAAATCATCTGGTAACTCTCTGTTGAGTTACGAGGATATGAAAGGTGCCGGTATTGATAAAATACGCCATTTGTTCAGAAATTATGAATGCGAGCATATATATAACTACGAGGAACATGTATCATTCGCTGAGGAATTGGAAGCCTACGGAAAGCTGCCTAAAACCTTCATGGCCGTTGACCCGGTAAGCAAGAAGCCCTGGATATGGGATGATGTAACCCGGATGCGCACACTCAATACGAGACAGTCGCAGAAGAAACGGCAGAACCACATTTGCCCACTTCAGCTGGATATTGTCGAAAGGCTGATTGAGCGGTATTCGAATAAGGGTGAACTGGTATTCGACCCGTTCGGTGGTATAGGTACGGTTCCCTATTGTGCCATCAGGTTAGGGCGTAAAGGATTATCCACCGAACTGAATTACGACTATTGGAAGGACAGTCTCTCATATCTGTATGAAGCGGAGATGGAAATGAGTGCGCCCACATTGTTTGACTTGATAAATGTAGGATAAAAAAGAATGGAGAGCAGGTATCGAACCTGCACCTCCACAATGAGTGGCATTCTTTCCATTTAAACTACTCCATTCTCTACTCCACTCAAATTGGAAAATCCCCAAATTCAGTTGAGTTGCAAATTCAACAAGGCTTTCCTTTCGGCATAGCCTAAATGAGATAATTCCCAAATTGAGTTTAAAGCCTATTTTTTCTTTAACTATTGTCGGCTTTTTATTCTGAGATTTTCTGAAAATTTTTGAAATACGTTTTGAAATTAGCCGACAACAAAATGTCGGTATTATTTTCATAATTGTATTTGTTTAAAATTAAACAATAATTAAAGTGTAACAAGGATTTGAACCTTTAACGCTAACGCGTACCATTTAGTTACTTGGCGCAAATATAATAATAAAAAGGAATAATATGAAAGCAATAACCATAAAACAGTCGTGGGCTTCTTTGATAGTCCACGGTATCAAAGACATTGAGAACCGCACTTGGCCGTGCCCTGATAAATATATTAGGCAAAGGGTATTGATTCATTCAAGTGGTTGTCATGGAAAGAAATTTGAGATAAATCTGACCGATGAGCAGATGGAACAAGCTTTCTCTCTGATTTCGGAGAAAAGTACTTCCGGCAAATGGGTGTTCGGTGAAATCATCGGCAGCGTTGAGATAGTGGATTGTGTACAGAATCATCCTTCTATTTGGGCGGAAAAAGGAGTTTATAACTGGGTGTTGGCTAACCCTATTCTCTATGCTAAACCTATCGAAAACGTGAAAGGAAAACTTTCTTTCTGGGATTATCCTGGTATCAAAGAAGTGAAAATAGAATGCCCGGAATGTGGCAGCATAGAAATCGCTGTCGAAGATTATACATCGGCTCCATTTTCGACTTATCTGCATAGGTGTAATAAGTGTGAACATGTGATTCTGGAAAGTGAGTGGAACGTAATAAAGTAGAATATGGGATTTGATTGGTTTTGGTTTACTGTAGTGATTTTGATAATCTGTGTTACTATATATTCCAGTCTCAATAGTTATTGGGAACATAAATATGGGAATAAGAATGAAGATTGCGATATGTGGTGACATGACAAAATTTTCTGCCAAATCGTGTCAGTAACTTCTTTGATACCGGATAGTCCGTTCATGGATTATTCGGTATCTTTATTTTGTAAATCAAAATAATAAAGTATGTACGCAGTAAATCAGTATGATGCAATCGCAGAGGATTACGATTCTCTGTTTAAAGACAAAGCCAGCATTGAGGAGAACAGTAAGATAGCCTCGATGCTTTTTGATGTTCCCGGAATTATTCTTGATGTGGGATGTGGTACCGGACTGTTCCTTGATATTCTGAAAGTATCTTCGGATGAATATTTCGGTATCGATCCGAGTAATAAGATGCTTGAAATTTTCAGAAAGAAGCATCCCGGATACCATAACTTGTGTATCCCGTTTGAGATGTTAAACCTGAAGTTTGTGGTATTTAATACTATTGTCGCTCTATTTGGTTCGGCCAGTTACATTGAAATCGAAGCGTTAACGGATGTCCCCAAGGGGAAGATCTTGTTCCTTATGTTCTATAAAGAAACATATCATCCGGTAACTTATGAACGTAGCGGTTGCGAATTGGAATATTATGAACATTCGAGGGATGAGCTGGAAGAAAGCTTTCCTCACTGTGAAGTAAAAGAATTTGGTAACTATTATATCGTGACTAACATATGATATTATATTCAGAACAAAATGTGTATGAAGCGGCGAAAGAACGCATAAGGCAGCTATTTTCTATAGGTGGTCGTCTGGGCGTTTGTTTTTCTGGTGGCAAAGATAGTACCGCTTTGCTGCATATCACTTTGGAAGTGGCACGTGAACTTGGTATTCGAAAGATACCGGTTATGTTTCTTGACCAGGAATGTGAGTATACATATACAGTCGAGTATATGCGTTATGTTATGTCTTTGCCGGAAGTAGAGCCTATTTGGGTACAAGTACCATTCAGATTATGGAATGCTAACAGTGGTGATTGGTTTATTCCTTGGGAGCCAGGGAAAGAGTGGATGCGTGAAAAAGAGGATATTGCTTTCAAAGAGAATGTATATAGCGCTGATAGATTTAAAGACATGTTCAATGCTATTGCATTTCATCATTTGGGAGAAGATTATGTTTCTTTGGGTGGTGTCCGTATTGAGGAATCTCCGGCCCGTCGTGCAGGATTAACAGGCAAGGAAACTCTTCCTGGTATGACATACGGAAAGCGTTGTAGTCATGGAGTAGTTATGTACCCTTTGTATGATTGGTCTTATCGCGATATCTGGTATTATATCTTCTCCAATCGGTTAAGATATAATAAAGCCTACAATTACATTTTCTCAAAAGAACCGTTACGTTCGGCCAGGGTGTCCTCTCTGATTCATGAGAACAGTAATCAGAATATCCCTTACTTGCAGGAAATTGACCCGAAGGCATATAATGCCATGTACACCCGCATCCCCAATATTGGTACGACAAATCATCTTCTGTTGGATGCTTTTGAAGAGATACGTAATTATCCGAACTGTTTTAAGGATTGGCCGGAATATTTGCAGTATCTCATTGATAACATAGTAGCCGAGGATAAGAATAAAATCATTTTCTCCAATAACCTGAAGACAGTGATTACTAAAGTTACAAATTGGTCTGATGTAGACCGTCTTGATATTTACCGCACTTTTGCTCGTGGGATTATTACCGAAGACTTTGAACAGACAAAATTGAATAACAGATTATTGGTTCATAAATCAAAGTATAAATATGGAAAAACTAAAAGAAATAATCACCCGGATGCTTGATGAAGCGCCAGACAAAATAAACTTCTTCAATGAAGTGAGGCAACTTCTATTTTCTTTGTCCCCGGAGAAAGTGAATCCGGTGGATCGTGTTCTTTGGGTTCCAATGGAAATGGTAAAGGCAAACAACTATAATCCTAATGCTGTGGCAAAGCAGGAAATGCAGTTACTTTATACTTCCATTCGGGAAGACGGATATACACAACCTATTGTTACGATTTGGAGTGAGGAAGAGCAAAAGTACATCATTGTAGACGGGTTTCACCGTAATCTCATTGCACGTATGTATAAGGATATTGCCCGACGGAATAGTGGTCGTCTCCCCATTGTGGTTATTGATAAGGATATCAATGACCGTATGGCATCTACGGTCCGGCATAACCGGGCACGTGGTAAACATTCTGTTGACGGCATGACGAATATCATTTATAACATGATTAAAAATGGAGAGTCGGATGCAGTCATTTGTAAGAAGCTTGGTATGGAACCATTAGAATTTGTAAAACTTAAGCACATCACCGGCTTTGCTAAGATGTTCAAGAACTATGAATACAGCAAAGCCATTAAAGAAATTATTCATCACACAGATTCAGCAGAGTTATGATTATGGATATACAGAATATTGCAATAGATAAAATCATTCCATATTGGAATAATGCCCGGAACAATAGCAAGGCTATCAAACCGGTAGAGGAATCAATCAAGAAGTTTGGCTTTAACCAACCGCTTGTAGTAGATAAGAATCTTGAAATCATTGTCGGCCATACACGATACTTTGCCCTCTTAAATCTTGGATATAAGGAAGTACCTTGCATAGTCGCTGATTTGGACGAAGAAAAGGCACGCCAGTATCGTATTGCTGATAATAAGACATCGGAGTTTGCATCATGGGATGAAGATAAACTGATACGTGAACTTAGGACTATGAATGTCCCTGCAGATATGCAAGATTTCTTTTTTGAGCCAATAGAGCAGCTGCTCGGATTTGATGTAAACTTTACTCCGGCAAATGATTATGCAACAGAAGATATGCAAGCAGAGGAAGTACAGCGGGAGTTCAGTCAGGAAATGGAACGTCAAGAGAATGAGGCTTTCAAAAAGAAAACGGAGCGTATTGAGGAGAACTTAGAGCAAGAAAAGACCGAATATATTGAAATGGCATGTCCCCATTGTGGAGAAATAATCAGGATGAAGAAGTGATATGGCAGCACCTGCGGGAAATAAATTTTGGATGTTAAGGAGTAAGCATGGGAGAGATAAACTCTTTTCCACGCCGGAACTTTTATGGGAAGCTGCCTGTGAGTATTTCCAGTGGTGTGATGAAAATCCCTGGCTCTCCAAAAAAGCTATTCAAAAGACGGTTCCTGTGAAAAGAAAGAAAGGGAAGAAAGTGGAAACTGTTAATGAACAGCAAGTGCAACAGGAAGTTTCCCCGACTTCCCGCCCGTACTCTCTTACCGGGTTTTGTATTTACGTAGGCGCTTCATCCAAATGGTGGAGCACCTTTCGTACGGAGTGTAAAAATAAGAATGACGAAGATTTTTTAGAGGTCATCGCACGCGTGGAAGAAACAATCGAAACGCAACAGTTTGAAGGTGCATGTGTCGGTGCTTTTAATGCGAATATCATTGCTCGTAAACTTGGGCTTGCGGATAAGCAGGAAGTGGACCATACGAATGCGGGGAAAGAGTTTAAGTCATTTTCATTTCTTCCATATACCAAAGAAGCGGAGAGTGTGAAGTGATGGGAGAGAGAGTCAACATAAAACAGCGTTTAGCCTATAACTATCTTCGTGACGATGTTACGAAGTTCTTATGTTATGGTGGTGGAGGGGGAGGTGGTAAGTCATGGCTTGGTTGTGAATGGCTGATGCAATGTTGCCATTATCTTCCCGGAACTCGTTGGTTTGCGGGGCGAAATAATCTCAAAGACAGTCGAGCATCTATAGCGGTGACATTTGTTAAAGTGGCTAACTCTCATGGCTATCCATATTATCACTTGACAAATGACGGCATCAAGTTCGATAATGGGAGTGAGATTATCTTTTTGGATTTGACATATTACCCTTATAAAGACCCGATGTATGAACGTTTCGGCTCCTTGGAATTTACGGGTGGATGGATCGAAGAGGCGGGTCAAGTGAATAGATTGGCCTTTGAAGTGTTACAGACTCGTATAGGACGGCACTTGAATGATGTCTATAATGTTCCAGGGAAAATTCTTATTACTTGTAATCCCAAAAAGAACTGGTTATACGATAAATTTTATAAACCATGGAAAGAGCATAAGTTAAAAGATGGTTATGCTTTTGTACAGGCGTTGGTACAAGACAATCCATTTGCAACAGAAGACTATATAAACACTTTGAAAAATACTAATGATAAAGTAACGAAAGAGCGTTTGTATTTCGGCAATTGGGAATATGATAATGATCCGGCAGTACTTTGTGATTATGATGCTATTTGTGACTTGTTTACAAACGAGCATGTACAACCGATAGGCTTATCGACTGGTTCTTCTGACCTTGCCATGAAAGGCCGAGACCGTTTTGTCTGTGGGCATTGGATAGGTAATGTATGCTACATCAGGTTAGACCAGGAATACAGTACGGGTAAATCCATTGAAACGGATCTTAAAAACATGATGATACAGTGGAAGATTCCACGTAGCATGATGGTAGTTGATAGTGATGGTCTTGGAAGCTATCTTGAAAGTTATCTGAATGGTATCAAGGAGTTTCATGGCGGTAATCGCCCTATTAATCCGGAGTTTGACAATTTGAAATCAGAGTGTGCTTTTAAGCTCGCAGAGCTAATAAATAACCGACAGATAAGGATTATATGTACGGAAGCCCAAAGAGAGAGTATAATCGAAGAATTAGGAGTTTTAAAGCAAGACCATATAGATGCTGATACCCGAAAGAAAGGAATAATCAGTAAAGAGAAAATGAAAGAGATACTTGGTCATTCTCCGGATTATCTTGATATGCTGATAATGGCAATGTTCTTCCGTATCAAACCAATTCCCAAACGACCAAAAGCAAAATTAGGACAGATATGACAGTAAAAGAATTTTTGATATTAAGTGAGGTGGCAAGTAATGTTACTGAATTATTGGAACAGATAAAGAAACTCCCAAAGCCGGATTTCATTTCGGGAGTTCGTTTGCCGGATAATCTGAATGATACCACTATTGGGCAACTTATGGGACTACAATCTATATCAAGCGATGTTGATTGTATAATGATACCATGTCATGTCCTTTTAGGATTCTCTGTTGAACAAATAGAAGTATGTGAGGTAGAGGATGTTTTGGGCTTTTCCTCATGGGTTACTAAAGAGGTGGAACGGATAACCAAGCTGTTTGAAACAACAAGTGTGGCGCCTACTCCTGAGGAAAAACGTGCAGGTGTAGACCAACTGTCATTTGGCTTGTTTGGTTTAGTAGACTATTATGCAACCCGTATGGGAATAACTGACCATGAGCAGGTAGAAAGAGTTCCATGGGTAAGAGTGTATAAATGTCTTGATATGGATGCAGAGAAGATAAGATATGAACGAAGATTACGTAAAATTTATCAAGATAATAACAAATGAACACAAGTGTAGAGAGGAAAATAGCGTCTGTTGCAGAAAAGCTGAAAGACATAACCTATTTGTTTGATAACTGGGCGACGGCTAATGTCCGGTTGGATAAAATGCCATTACCGGCTATGATTAACTTACTGCCTGTATCCGGTAAGTTTATTATATCCAGAACACAGTTGAAGGATTGCCCTAATTGCATGATAGCATTTGCCGATAAGACTGAATTTGATTTTGATGGTAAGGAGAATGATACTGTCATAGAACGTTGTAAAGAACATGCAGTGAGCTTTATTCGTGAGCTTAATAAAAGTGGATTATTTGAGTGGGTGAGTGATGAAGTTCCTTATTCTATCTTTTACGATAAATTGGATGTGAATGTTACCGGAATTGTAATAGAATTGAAACTTAAAGAGGTTCAAGGAGTATCCATGTGTTAGTTATGGAAGATAGGAGAAAAGAGATAAAGGGTATTCTGAATGAAGAATTGGAAAGTCTTCGGCAGCGTATTGTTGAGAACCATATACAGGCTGGGCAGCGTGCAAGTGGAAGGACTATCAAGAGCTTGCATGTCGTAGTGGATGATGATCATGGAATTCTGTTTGGTAGGAAGGCTTTCGGTGTATTGGAAACAGGACGTGGACCGGGGAAAGTACCTAAGGGTTTTTATAAGATTATTCGGCAGTGGATGATAGATAAAGGTATTCAAGTAGAAAAGCCTAAGTCATTTGCTTATCTCGTAGCCCGGAAAATAGCAGAAAAAGGTACCAGGCTTTATCGTACAGGGAAACATGAAGACATATATTCAAAAGATATTGAAATAGCAATACAAAATATAATGAATCGTGTATTTGGTATTTTCTCAAAGGATGTGAAACATATAAATCTGAATAGCAATGCGAACTCATAAGATAGATAATACAACGATTGAATATCCGGATGAGATAGCTTTCTGCTTTAATCCGATGGTTGTAAACGTTTTGGGCCATCCATGGGCATGGATAGAAGCTGTCGTACGTGATGTAGCAACGGGGATTGAACACTCCGAAAAAAGGGCGTTGTTTCAAAGTACATGCTTCTTCGACTTATCCTTTTATACCCAATCGTACTTTGATACAATTCAATTTGGAAGGATAGATTATTCTTTGTCAGGTGCGGAAGATACACAGTTGGGGCGGTTATTCTCATTTGATCTGAACATGTATTCCGAGAATGGGCAGTTAGGAGAGAGCTTTCAATTTGAGACTTATGTCGTTTGGGGAGCGATGAAAATCGGAGAGCGATATAATGGCGACAGAGTGTTAACATGGTTCAAGAACTTCCCATTTACAATAGGTATGTACTCAGCCGGGGAAAGCGGCGTCAATGTTACTGCTGATGGTAAGTCCTTACCTGCTGTCAGGTTACCCAAACGTAATATTTACAATCTATTCTTGACGGGAATCGATGCTCAAAAAGAAGTGAAATTTGATTTGTCTGGAACTGGAACTGTTGGAAGCGTATTCGATATGACATTTGACTACACTTTTCATATAGTGGCGGGAGCTTCCTCTAGTGTCCGGTTGCTTATTGATGACTGTACAAGCGGGGTATATCTTCGTTGGATTAGCCGGCATGGATTTTATTGCTATTGGTTGTTTAAGGCTGGTGATGAAAAGAAGCAAGTGGTGAATAACGGGGAATTCATTCGTAATAATATGCGTGATTATAGCTATGTAAATGGTTATCATGGCGGCACCGGACGTAAGCAGCGTAAGACAGAAGAAAATACACTTCCTGTATGTGCTCCATTGGTGGATAGTGATACATACGATTTCCTTTTTCAACTTACCATGTCTCCAGTAGTAGATATGTACATGGGAAAAGATGTTGATAAAAAGGAACGGTGGCAAGGGGTGAACATTGCGGTTGAAACTTTTAACAAAACTCGTGCTGTTCTTCAAGATTTTGTAGCAACGATTATTTTACCAGAGATAAGGGTGCAAAGCTTATGAGAAATGATTTATTGTTTATTGACGGTGAATTGGTGGATTTGGATGACAGTACTAAGATTACTTTGAACTATAAAAGTAACCTGTTTACCGATTTGAGTAAGATCGTAAGCAATAACAGTTATACGATCAAGTTGCCTAAGACAGTCAGGAATCAACGTATTATCCAACATGCTGACCTTCCGGCATGCCAGACTGACTATCCGAGAACGTTTCATGATACAAGGTATATCCGTAACGGGGTTGAAATTATTTCTAACGGGAAAGCTGTATTAATGACTGGGGCGGATTCTTTTGAAATAGCTTTGACGTGGGGGAATATTAGCTTGTTATCTAACATTATTGAGGGTGACAAAACATTGAATGATTTGAAAGATAGTTATCCTGAGTATTATACTATTTGGAAAAGAGAGATTAGTAATTATCAAGATGGTACAAGTTTTATCATGTCCGATATGAATATGGGGGTACGGAATTATGATAACAAGAACTATATCCATCCATGTGTCCGGGCAGGTTGGATTTTAGAACGTATATCCCAGGATAGCGGTATCAAATTCTTATTTCCTACCAATGTCACAGATAATCTGATTAACAAACTCCTTATCCCGATGTTAACCAAGAAAGGAAAGGGAGAGGATTATAATAATCAATTCGGAATCACTTATGAGTATGTGAACGGAACGCGACCCAATCATGATTATGGATATGTTTTGAGAGGTAGTACGTCTACTTATAAAAAAACAGATTATCTGGAAACGGTAGACCTTAATTCATCCAAGTATGAAGGCATGAAGATTTTGAAGAACAATACCAAAATCCGGATCATGGGAAGAATGTTTTTTAATTTTGTGAGAACAGAGGTTCCTAATCCGAGATTTGTAGCTTACAAAGTTGTGAATGGGGTTGCGGAGGAAGTCTTCTCCGTTGGTTATATAGATTTAGAAAAGCAAGGGAATCAAAATTGGTTTGTATCTTTTGAATATGATGATTATACATCTGTATTGGCTGCGGGAGATGTGATCTATTTCGCCTTTGCTGATACTGGATTCTTTACAAACAGTTGGGGGAGTACAACCTTTGTAGTCGGGTTATTGGCATTCACTGAAGAAACCAATGTTTTTGAAGATGGAATAAGCGATGGATATTATCCTATTATATCCAATTTGCCAAACATAAAGCAGATTGATTTCATTAAGTCTTTATCTGTTATGTCTGGTACATTTGCTGTAGTCAAAGATGATGTTACGGTTAGGTTTGTTTCAATGGATGAAGTTATAACTAACAAGTCTAGGGCTATAGATTGGACTACGAAGGTGGTTGCGTCGTATCAGGATAATAAACCTAAAACTATCTCGTTTTCTCTTGATGGATTCGCTCAAAAGAATGTCTACAAGTGGAAAGAAGACAAAACAGTATCTGGAGATTATGAAGGATGCATCAATGTTGATGATGAGACTATTGAACTAAGTAAAGATAGCGTTACGCTTCCTTTTGCCGCAACCGATACGAGAGCCGGTAAAGCATATATTCCAATTTATGAATATGAAGATAACGAGGAGATTGGAAAGATAGGGAAAGTTGAACCTCGTATATTGTTGGAGATTAGTAACAATGGTAAGTCAAGGGCAACATTCAACGGGTTGTCATGGCATGCCTTGTTGTCTAAAAATTATCAATCATACCAAAAGGTGGTACATAATCCGGTTGTCATTACGGAAAAAATTGAAATTAACGATATTGAGCTAAAAGAGTTGGATGTAACGGTTCCGGTATATCTGGGCCAATATGGTAGATACTATGCTATTATATCTGTAAAGGCAGAAGATACGGGGATATGTGAGTGTAAATTATTACAGTTGGAGGTATAGTTATGGAAAATGTAGAAGCAAGAGTACTGGATATTCGGGTACGATACGATGATTCTATCCGAAAAATCGCAGAATATCGTACTCAGCTGGATGTACTTCGAAAAAGAGAACAAACTTTAAAAGAGGATTTGAAAGCAGGACGTATGAGTCGCAAAGAGTATAACTTACAGTTATCAGAAACCAAGATTGCTACTCGTGAAGTGAACGAGGCTGTTCGAATTCTGAGTAAGCAAATACAGAATGAGCGTAAGGAACAGACGGAGCTTGAAGGTAGCTTAGTTAGATTACGTGCGGAACTTTCTAATTTGACTGCTTCTTATGATAGGTTAAGTCGTGCGGAACGTAACAGTGCCAAGGGCAAAGAGATTCAAGATAAGATAAATGCCATTACCGATGAATTGAAGGAAGCGGAAGAGGGTACACAGCGTTTCTATCGTAATGTCGGTAATTACGAGGAAGCTTTGAAAGATTTTGTAGGTATCAATAATGACTTTGCAAATTCTTTGTTGAATATCGCCCAGAACTCAAATGGAGTGAAAGGCTTTTTCTCCAATATGAAGACAGAAGCATCTGCTTTAGGTTCAACGCTAAAGGCATTATTGAAAAATCCGGTATTTATGAGTATAGCAGGTGTTGCCGGAGTCGGTTTTGCTTTCAAATGGTGGTATGACTACAATAAGGGGGTAAAAGAGGCTACCAAATTGACAAAGCAATTTACGGATAAGTCTGGCGATGATTTGAAAATCTATCGGAGTGAAGTACAAGCTTTGGCTGATTACTACAGTAAAGACTTCCGGGATATGTTGACTGCTATTAATTCCGTAGAAAAACAGTTTGGCATATCTTCTGATGAAGCGTTGAAAGTAATCAAAGATGGTTTCATTGCCGGAGCAGATGCGAATGGTGAGTTCCTATCTGCTTTGAAAGAATATCCGGCATACTTCAAAGAGGCTGGTATCTCTGCGGATCAGTTCGTTGCTATTATTGCAGAAACCAATAAGCAGGGTGTCTTCTCTGATAAGGGAATTGATACTATCAAAGAGGCGAATACTCGGCTTCGGGAAATGACTACATCAACAGCCACTGCATTGGATGGTATCGGTATCAGCTCTAAACAAGTCCAGAAAGATTTGCAGACAGGAGCAAAGACTACTTTTCAAATCATGCAGGAAGTATCTGCCAAATTGGATGAACTACCGGAAAGCAGTGCGGTGGTCGGAACTGCTATTGCAGATATTTTTGGCGATCCAGGAGAAGATGCCGGCCTGCAATATATCCGTACCTTGAAAGATATTTCTGTTAATCTGGATGAAGTCAAGGGTAAGGCCGGGGAATTAGGTAAAGTGGAAGATGATTTGCTTGCTTCCCAAGCGGAACTAACGAAAGAGGTCGCTTTGCTTTTTGATACTACTGGTGGCTCGTTTGAGAAAATGACGGCTAAGGTTGAGACTTTCGTCAATGATACTCTATCCTCTTTGATTAGAGGGGTACGAGCTTTATTTGAATCGGTAGAGGATATTTCGGAACGGGAAACTAAAGCGGCTGTTGAGTTTGGTAAGAATGTTGCAGAGGCTAATGTCGGGGATGAATATGCCAAGATAGAGGCGGCACGGGCTCGATATGTGAAAGCGGGGCTTTCTGAGGAAGAAGCTTTGAAAAAAGCTAAAGAAGAAAGACTGCAGATGCTGAACTTATCCCTGAAGCAGGAAGAAGAATACTTGCAGGAAACTATTGCTATCAATGAGAAATATAATAAAGAGCTGGATGATGTTTCATTCTGGCGTCAGGGAATTGGTAAAGACCGTTCTAATTCAGCCATAAACAAGGATATTGCTTCTTCATGGAATAATCGTATGGCACAGTTGTCGGCTGTGGAATCCAGGAAAGAGACTATTAACTTGGTGTCTTCATATACTGGAGATACCGATAAAAAGAAAACGCCGATTGTTGACCCTAAAGCTGTGGCTGAAGCTCTTAAAATCAAAAAGAAAGAACTGCAAGAGATACGTAAGGCTGAGGATGAAATGCTAAAGCTCGTCAAAGATAGCCGGAAAAAGCAGACGCAAGAGATAGAATATGAATATAGCCGTCAGATTGAAGATTTGAAAAGCCGTTTGAAAACTGAAAAAGACTTGACACCTCGTGCCAAAGAGGAAATCGGAAAACAGATTCTTTCTCTTGAGCAACAGAAAACTATTGCTTTGCAAAAGCTCTCCGATGAAGAACTGAAAAAAGAAATTGAAAATCGGCAGAAGCTTATCGCCCTGCAGCTTGAATCTGTAAAAGCCGGAAGCGAGCAGGAGTATCAATTAAAGATGCAGCAACTTGTAGCCCAACGTGATGCGGAGCTTCAGCAGAAAGAGCTAACCGAGCAGATGAAACTTACTATTATGGAGAAGTACAACAAAAAGATTGATGATTTGACCGAGCAGCATAATAACTCCATAATCAAGAAACAAGAGGATGCATTAAGGATACGTTTTGAAACAGAAATAGCCCAGACATACGGTGACGAACAAGAAATTCTCCGTATTAAGATGGAGCAGAAGCTTGCAGAGTTGAATACTATACAGCAACTTGAGGGGGAAAGTATAGAAGCTTTTAATTTGCGTAAACTTCAAGCTCAAAATGACTATAATGATGCAAAGAAAGCTGTTGCAGATAAGGAGATAGCTATTGAACAATCCAAATATGATGCTATGGCTACTGTTACAAATGGACTTATTGCCTTGACAGATGAGATAGGTAATCAAGACCGTAACTTTGCCATTGCAAGTAAGGCTTTGGCTCTTGCTGAAATTGCAATCAATACAGGTAAGGCTATTTCTAAAATGGTTTCAGCGGAAGCAGGAAAGGGTATCATTGGACTTGGTACAATGGCAAGTGGTATAGCTACTATACTTTCTAACATTGCGGCTGCTATTTCTACGGTAAAAAGTGCTAAATTTGCACAGGGTGGTTCAGTAGTAGGTCCAGGTTCGGGTACAAGTGACTCTATACCGGCGATGTTATCTAATGGTGAAAGTGTAATGACGGCTGCCGCGACTTCTATGTTTGCTCCGTTATTATCAGCTTTTAACCAAATGGGTGGTGGCATTCCTATCAACGTCACTACTTCATCCAATCAGGCGTTGGGTGAAGATATGCTTTCCAAGGCTGTTGCAAAGGGTATGATGATGGCTCCGCCGCCGGTATTGTCCGTAGAGGAATTTACTTCTGTTGCAGATAGAGTAAAGTATGTCGAGAATCTTGGTAGTGTATGAATGCGTATGAGTTATTAATTCTGAATAGGAACATCCTCCAAGTAATGGATGGTGTTTCTCTTGATGTTGGGGATGTAAAATACATCCCAGTATATCAGGAATATATGCGCTTGTTACGGGAAGGGCATAAAAAGACCTATATCATGCAATATTTATCTGATGAATATAGTATTGCAGAAAGGACCATTTATCGGATCATTGATAAGTTCTCAAGTACGGTTAATATCTAAGTAAGAGCGGAGTAATTTTCCGCTCTTTTTGCTTAGTAAAAAAGTTACTGACAAAGCGTGTCAGTGGAATAAACTTCTTATATTCTTCAAGCCGTATCCTGTTTTCTACCTTTGTTACAAACAATTATGTAGTATGGCAAAATTATACATTAACAAGGACATTGTTGCCGATAGGGATAAGCTAGAGAGTTGGTATTTGACCGGTGATGAAGGGCTTTCGTTTCCAGATATTCAATATTTTCTTTCATGGCTTGACCCGGCTGACCCTACAATCGACATTGAAATACATTCATGTGGTGGTGACACTGTTGAGGGGTATGCAATTTATGATGCATTACGTGCATCGGGTAAGGAAATTTCTTGTACTGTTGTTGGAAGATGTGCTTCTATGGCGACAATTATTCTACTGTCTGCACCGCTGGAACGCAGAAAGGCTTATCCCCATGCAAAGTTTCTCATTCACAAACCATATTTGGCAAAGTATGACGATGTCTTAGACCTTGAAACGATAGAAACCCTTAAATCAAGTTTGGAAACGGAAAAAGCTAAGATGTTAGCAGTCTATGTTGAAAGGACAGGGACAGAGCCAAACGTGTTGGAAACTCAAATGAATAAAGAAACATGGTTTGGTGGAGAGGTTGCAAAACAATTAGGATTTATATCTGCTGTTCTTGTCCCAACTACAGCAAAAGGAATCGATTATAAACTTAATAGTAGAAAAATGAACAAAGAAAAACAAGTGACAGTGAAGCAATCTATCATTGATAAATTGCTTGCCAAATGTGGCTATCAAAAGATTGAGGATATTCCAGTAATATCTATGGAGTTGACAGACGCCGAAGGTAATATACTGACGGTGGAACGTGAAGAGGGAGAACCGCAAGTCGGGGATGCCGCGTCTCCTGACGGTGAACATGTTATGCCTGATGGGAAGACTATCATCGTAACCGATGGAGTAATTACAGAGATTAAAGATCAGGAGGAAGAAAATGGTGATGAGGAGATTGAGGCTTTGAAGGCACGCATTGAAGAACTTGAAGCGGAAAATGCGGCTTTGAAAGTTAACTCCCGTACAGTTGAGGACAATAAGATTCTGAATGCTGTAAAGATGGCAGGTGGGGAAAATTGGTTGACGAAGCATTGCTCAACCTACAGGGTTTCTTTACGTGCCCAGACTTTTAAGACAACTGTTGATCCTCAGGCCAGTGCAGAGGAAACACCTATTCAGAGGAAGTTGAGAGAAGAAAGAGAAAAGCGAGCTAAAAAGTAAAGAAAGGAGATTTGAGTATGCCTATTTTAGATTTTTCAAAATTGACACCGGACAATCAGGCGGTGAAGGATTTGAAAGACTTGATTGAATTGACTGTCTTTCAGAATGAGGATATGGAGCGTTTTATGACGTTCATGCCTAAAGTGACCAATGGCAAGAAAGTTGGTTTTATTGGTGAAATGGAGGATGTGGGTATCGCAGGCTCTGGATGTGATCCTACATATCAAAAGGTGGCTATTGCTGCAGCCCAAAAGGTTTGGGAAATTGGTGATTGGCAAGTTCCATTGGAAATGTGTTATGAGGATTTGGAAAACACTATTGCTAAATATTGCCTAAAAACCGGTACTAATATTGCGGACCTTACTTCTACTGAGTATATGGATGGAATCGTCCTTCCGAAGCTAACGGAAGCAATGATGAAAATGTTGTGGCGCTTTACTTGGTTTGGAGATAAGGATGCTGCCAATGTTGAAGGTTCAGGGCAAATTACAGATGGTTTGAATGTTGAATTGTTTAAAACATGTGACGGTTTCTTTAAACGTCTGTTTGCTATATGTACAACTAATGCTAGCCAGCATACTGTCATATCAGCCAATGCTGAAGCATCTTATGCTTTGCAAAAATCCAAAATGAAAGAATTGGGTGCTGCAACTTCTATATTTGATGCAATGCTTGAAGATGCGGATAGCCGTATTTTCCAAAAGTCCGGACATGCAATTTTTGCTACGAAATCATTGTGTGATTCTTTATCTCGTGACGTGAGAGAAAAATATAAGGTTATTATGCCTTGGGAAGTTGTTTTTGACGGACTTGAAGTAGGGGAGTATGACGGTGTTACAGTTGTAAAATGCTCAATTTGGGATCGATTTATCCAAGCATATCAGAATGATAAAACCAAATTGAATCTTCCCCATCGTGCTGTTCTGTGTTCTCCGGACAATCTGATGTACGGCTGTGAAGGTGATAACCCTATGTCAGACCTTGATATCTGGTTTGAAAGAAAATCCCGTAAGAATTATATCTATTCTACAGGTAAACTTGGTTCTATGATTGGCGAGGATAATCTGGTACAAGTTGCATATTAGGAAAGGAGGTATTTATGGGAGTATGCGATGATATTTTGAAGAAAGATATTTCTCCGTCTTGTGATGATCCGGTTGTACAAGGTTTGGAGCAGGAAGGTGTGATAATGAATCGTGCAGATGTAGACTTTGCTGCAACACTATTCAATTCTACCCGTAAGAATGTGATTGAGACACTAGCCATGAAGACGGGAAAGAAAGCATATAAAGTTATTGTACCAGGAAAGGCTCCATTTACAGGAACTACCACAGCTTTGGCTACTGGTACATATCGCAATTCATTCACAAACACTCTTGTACTTGTGATTCTAGCTAATGATCCGGATGTTTGTGCAGATATTATTGACGGCTTGGCTAACGGTTCTTACGTTGTAGTGTTGGAAAATAAATATAAGGGGTTACAAAAAGAAGCAAATCCGGGCGATGCCGCTTTTCAGGTTTTTGGATATTATCAAGGTCTTACAGCTACTACTATTGAAAACAATAAGTATAGTGAAGATACAGAAGGCGGATGGACCGTAACACTTGAAGAACAGAAAGCTCCAAAGTCAGCTTTATTCTTGTATAAAACAAGTTATGAAGCTACTAAAACTGCTATTAATACTTTAACGGCCGAACCGGCAGAGTAGAGGTATGACAGTTTTAGAAGTGGTTGATAAATTGAAAGAGTTGGGGGATAAACTCCCCCTCTCTTCTTCTGATAAATCAGACATTGAAGTAATGTATCATGAAGTCTTCGGACGAACTTTTATTAGAACTTCATGTGGTGATTGCTATCGTGATGCTGTGATTGAGATGTATTCATATTTAAAAAAATACAGAAAGATGAAAGAAAAATCAAATTATGCATTGAAAAATGGTGTTTTACTCCAGGCTGGCTTTGGGAGTGGTGAAATGTATACCAATGATAATCTAACTGATGAAGCGGCAGAAAGATTTCTTGCGGGAAATCCTAAAGGGATAGTGTTTTTTGCTTTAACGCCTTCTGATTGGGAGGAAAGGGTTGAAAAACGCAAGAATCCTGTTACGGTTTTGGATGAGATTTTAGTTTCAGAATTGGTGAAAGCTTTCCAAGTGGAAGGTGCGACTGTCAAAATTGTAAAAGATGCATTTAAAACCTATCAAATAGATGGAAAGAAGGTGACTTCTAAATTATTGGATGCCCATATAAAAAAGGCTCAATCCCTTTTTGAATTAAAACAAGAAACGGCAGAATAATAAATGACCTCACGAAACGATGAATGTAAATGATTTAAAGAAGAAAAGTAATAGGCGTGTTGATACGGGATATTTACGTAATCTTGGCATCCAAAGCTATGGTGATGATAATCTATATCCTCAACATTTAAGGAATATCATCGCTGCGAGTTCAACGGGTAGTGAATGTACGGAACGTTATGCCAATTTTATAGAAGGGAATGGTTTTCGTGAGGTCACTTTTTCTGAATATGTAGTTAATCGTCGTGGTGATACAGCAGATGATATCCATGCTTTTGTATGTAGGGATGTCGCAGATTATGATGGGATAGCAATACATGTAAACTATAATATGTTTGCTGATATAGTAGAGATACAGCATGTCCCCTTTGAGAATTGCCGTTTATTAGAGGAAGATGAAACCGGATATATTGCAAAGATTGCGGTTCATCCAGATTGGACAGGAAAGAAAACTCGTAAGGGTAAGGCTATTAAGGTTGTACAAGAGAATGTAGAGTTCATCGATGTTTTTAATCCTTGTAAAGAAGTGGTGTATGCACAGATTCGTGCTGCAGGGGGAATTGAAAACTATAAAGGACAGATATTATGGATTAGTAACACAGGAAACTTTGTGTATCCTGTCGGAAAGGCTGATCGGGTGATTGTGGAAATGAGTACAGATGAAGGGCTTGCTAATATAAAGTATCGTAATGTACGCTGTAATTTCATGCCTTCTGGGATGATTATCACCAAGAAAGGCGTTTCTCCGGTACATCTTGATGAAGAAGGAAACCCGATAAGAGAAGATAAACCAAGTGAAGATACAGGCTTTTCAGATACCATTATACAACTTCAAGGAGATACTAATGCTGCAAAAATATTGGAAGTATCTTTGGAATCCGATGAAGAAAAACCAGAGTTTGTGGATATCAGTTCTAAAAATTATGATAAAGAATTTACCGTAACTGATACTAGTGTGGTAGAGCGTATTTATTCTGCTTTCGGTCAAGAACCTTGGTATTGTATAAGGGTTGGTAAGGTGGGCTTTTCCGGTGATATATTGGAAGATGCATTTGAGTATTATAACTCTATTGTATCAAAACAACAGCGAATGATTGAACGTGCTTTTCAGAAGATTTTTGAGCATTGGTATGAATCTGTTAATCCATCTAATGACTTTAGTGTACAACCTCTTAAATACGTAAGGAATGCAGCGGTATCTAATAACAACGGATGAAGTCTCTAAGCTAGCCCGTACGATGTCAGTGCATATCGATGCGGAAAAGATAGAGACATATATCAGGGAGTCGGAGAACATTGATTTGAAATTAGCTTTGGGTGATGCTTTACTTTTAGATGTAAAAGAACACCAAGAGAATTATGATGAGTTGCTTAATGGTGGTTCTTATGATGCAGGATATGGTGGAAAACGCTCTTTTGTAGGGTTGAAAACGGCATTAGCCTATTATACCTATGCTCGTATAGTGAAGAATGGGGATGGTAATGTTACCCGTTTAGGATTTATGCATAAGGATAACGAGTATTCTTCACGTCCGGATTTTAAAGAGAAGCTCATGGCCTATAATGATGCTTTTTCTGTAGCAGACCGATACTTAAAGGAATGTGTGCGCTATTTGAATGACAATAGGCACTCTTTCCCTTTATATAGGGGAAATGGGGGACTAACAGCCAATCGTGTGACGTGTAGAGTTTTGGGTGAATAATGGCAGATACTTTTGATATATTAAGGAAACTAGCTTTGCAAGTGCGTAATGCTACCCTTGCAGGAGAGAATAGCGCTGAACGTGTGGGTCGTATTTTTGTGGGGGTATTGGATTTGTTGTCACAATTTTCTTTGGATGAATTGACGAAAATCTTTCTCCGTAAAGATCAACCGGACCAGACATCCTTTCTTGTGTCCTTTCTGGCAGGTGCAGTGTTCGGTAAGGCAGGTTTTGCTTCCGGACTGACTGGTTTTGGCGCCAGGATAGATGAGAACGGTAACGGCGAAATGGAAAGCCTTATTCTCCGTAGATTTCTTGAAGTTCCAGAGTTACGCTATAACCGGATATCTGTCACACTCGGTGATAAGTGGAATGCTCCGGGCGCAGGTATTATCGAGCAAATAGAACCTGATATAGACGGGGACGGTAACTTACAGATGACCGGAACCGGATATCTGAAGCTTGAGGAAGGAGAATACGGTGCTATTGATGTAGGTGACATTTGCATGGGTATCTTTCACAGTGAAAAGGCAGAAGATAATGCTACTGCAGACAGTGATGACAGTTGCGGCAACTTTCAATATGCGGGTTTCTATACTTGTTATTTTACCATCACCGAAATAACCGGAAGTAACAACAAGCAATTCAGATATCAGCTTCGTCCTGTCAGCGAACGCTGGAAGTTGGCTTTCCACCCATGCCAGGCTATGCACTTTGTCTGCTACGGTAGCTTTACTAATGCTGATAGGCAGACGTCCACATATACTACGCGCACTTATACCCGTAGGCTTTGGAAACAAAATACTTGGGAAATATCGGCTGCTAACATCGCTTCCCAAAGTGGTGATTTGAGTAATCTGGCCGTTCATGGTCTGCAAATGTCCGGTTATTCGGAATATGTGAATAATGTCTATTTGACCGGAGTTATCAAACAGATAAAGCCCGATGGTACACCTGTTCTTACAGTCAATGACCGGGGAGCATGGACTACCGGTATGAAGTGTGATTTTTATGATCGTGTGTCATATGACGGTCGGATTTGGCTATGTATCAATGAGGATGGAACAAGTGCGATGCCCTCGAAAGATAATGTTGACTGGCTGCTTCAGGTGGATAAGGGTGCGGATGGAACTTCTTTTACCATTAAGGATAAACTGGATGATATATCGCAGCTTCCGGCAGAAGGAAATTCTATTGGTGACGGGTATCTTATAGCCGGCCATCTTTGGGTATGGAATGGACAAACATTTGAAGACAAAGGAAGTATTCAAGGTCCGGCCGGACAAAGTGTAAGCGTTCTCGGAAGGTGGCAGACTGGTATGCATGTCCCTTATTTAGGCATCGTAAAGATGGGGACGGCCACATGGATGTGTACAGTTCCTGCAGGAACTGACAACCCTCCTATGTGGACTATTACCGATAAGGACGGTAACCGCCTGTTGCAGACACAGGACGGCGGGAAAACGTATGGCTATATATTGACCGGAACTGAGAATTCCACCGAGTATATAATGATAGCTCAGGATGGTACGGATGGTATACCTGGTACACCTGGCAAGGATGGGAAAGTACTCTATACATGGATACGTTATGCTGATGACGCTCAAGGTAACGGAATTAGTGATAATCCAGTAGGTAAAAAGTTTTTAGGGTTAGCTCATAACAAAGAAACTTCAGTAGAGAGTAACGATCCAAAGGATTATCAATGGAGTGATATCAAAGGAGAAGATGGTATCGGCCTTCCGGGAGAAGACGGTAAGACTTATTACACTTGGGTCGCATACTCTGATAACGCCGACGGTAGCGCTATGTATCAGCAGCCTAATGAAAATACGAAATACATAGGTATAGCTGTGAACAAAGAAACTGCTGTCGAAAGCACCGATCCGACTGATTATACATGGAGCAAATTCAAGGGTGAGGACGGTAAAGATGGCGAAGATGGGGATAGTGTCAGTAACCATGGCCAGTGGCAGACGGGTAAGCATATTCCATATCTGGGTATTGTCCGTATGGGAAATGCTACGTGGCAGTGTACGGTTCCTGCAGGTACTGATAATCCTCCAATGTGGACTATCACCGATAAGGACGGCAACCGATTATTACAGACACAGGACGGTGGGAAGACTTATGGGTATATTCTGACCGGGGAACTCAATACAGCCGAATATGAACTTGTTGCCCAGGACGGTACGAACATTAAAGGTGATCCGGGCATACAAGGTTGTATCATCCGCAAAGGAGAATGGAAGATTGGCGTAGAATGGCGCAATGATGAGTCACTCACTTCCGGCACAAGATATCTTGATGTAGCCCTTGTGAGAGACGGCCAAGTTGCCACCGGATGGAAGGCGTACAAATGTAAAACTACCCATACGAGTTCGCTTGCCAATGCTCCGGGCAATTCTACCTACTGGGAAGAATTCGGGCTTAATACGACAGCTATCTTCACCTCACTTATCATTGCGAAGGATGCGCAGATTGATTTTATGCAGGGGAATCAGCTGCTTATTAAGAAGGATGATGGAGCAGTAACAGCGGGACTTAGCGGAAGCCAATCCGGTGAGAAGATACGGATGTGGGCCGGAAGCCCCACTCCTGATAATGCTCCTTTCCGGGTTACTGAAGACGGGAAAGTACATGCTGAAAATGCAGAAATAACCGGAGAAGTCAATGCTACGAGTGGTACTTTTAAAAATATCAAATCACCCAATAACTCCTTTGTTATCAAAGAAAACGGAGATATAGAAATTACCGGCAAAGTATCTACATCGGTCAATGGAAAACGTATTGTGATTGATTCTGCAACGAACAGCCTTAGAATGTATGGCTCAGATGATTTGTTAGTGGGTACTATGGATTTTATAGATCATGACGGAGGAACATATCCTCGTATGCAATTGACTCAGTATGCTTCTGGAAATCCAAGATACAATGTATTAATAAGACCTCAACTTATAAATGTTTCAGAAAATAATGGCAATGATTTTTATGATGTCATGATAAATACATCTGGAATAACCTTTTTAAAGAATAATGTGATAACCAAATCTTATCCTAATAGATAATTGATATGAAAGTATTTTATGAAAGTAATTTAGCAAAGTGGCTGTTGTGGCAAGGCTACAGTACCATCACTTTAGGTTGTTTCGTTTTCACGAAGAAAACGAAGGAGGAAATGAAAACATGCGTTCTTAACCATGAAGCCATCCATGTGAGGCAATGGGAGGAGTGCATGATTGCTTCAGCGATTCTGTTGACGCTTGTTATGTTCCTTACAGAGTTCAGTGTGTGGATATATCTATTGTGCCCGTTGTGGTTCTATCTGCAGTACGGATTGGAATATGTCGTTTCTCGTGTTTACCATTTTTTCAAAGGTGTACATGGAGCGGATGGGAACAAAATATCGTATGGGAATTCAGCGTTCGAAATGGAGGCAAAATCCAATGAAATGATAGACGGATATCTTGATGTGAGGATGCCTTTTGAATTTGCGAGATACTACGGAAAAATATGATTTTTAATTTACAAAAACGAGATAATAATTAATTGTTAAATTGGGCTGATTTTCATAGTAAAAATGACGCCCCTAAAAAGTATGAGGTATGGCGGACAAGAAAGAAAATGCGATGGGTGATGGCATTCCGGCAAGGTTGCGTGGATTGGATACAAATGGTAACAGTATTAGTTCGACATTGGAAAAGGTAATGGATGCGATGGGATTTAAGCGGTATGTCTACGAACTTATAGACGGCCAAGAACTAAGTCTTGAGACAACAGATAATGGTCTATATATTGTGTATATATCTTATTACTCGTATATAGCTTTATATATTATCGGTCCCTATGGCCACAACTCTATAACTACGCCTGATTCAAATTTTTTTGGAAGCTTTGTTGCAAACACCGATTTAAAAATATTATTCGGGAGAAAAGCAAATGAGGGCGTGTTATATATTAAAAATAATAGTGGTCAAAAAGTAATAGCAAACATCAAAAAAATTACTATCTAAGAGTAGGCTAATTTATATGTAACTTTTCTTGCCGTATCTTCTGCCCCTAAAAAGTGCAAAGTATGGCAGATATTAAAATGAGTGAGTTTAAAGAAGTTGATAAGGTCGATAAACTTTTAGGATTAGACGACAGTGGGAATGGATGCTGTATACGTAATGATGTATTATTGGATAACCTTTTCCAAGTAAGAGGTACAGTATCAAGCGATTTAGATAATTATACCAGCAATGGTGTTTATGGAATTAATAAAGATGTGTATAATATAGGTCTTTGTGCTCTTGGTATGCTCATCGTTTTTAGCGCACCTGGTACAGCTAATGCTGGAAACCCAATAGTTCAATTTATTATTGCCAGTTACGGAGCAATTCTTACCAGAATAAAGTGGCATGTCGATGATTGGTCGGATTGGAGAACAATATCTTTTACTTAATTTGTTGCCATTATTAGCTGCTGTCCTTTTTGCTACATCTCATGCCCCTAAAAAGTGCAAAGTATGGCAGATATTAAAATGAATGAGTTCACACCGACAGCGGATAGTGCACACATATACGGAGAGGCAGCAGATGGCTCGCAGGTGAAGATAAGGATAGAAACTTTGTTTGCAAAAATTGCAACAGGGCAAAACATTCCAGACGGTCTGACAATTAATGATCATAGGGTGCCTGGCGTTTGGATCGTATCAGGAGAAGCAACCGCAGGATTATCTGATACAAGCGGTGTACTTGTCAATTTATGGAGTGAAGAAATAACATGTCAATGTCTATTAACTATGGATTGTATGGCATTCCGTAGATCTGATGGTTCTTGGAATAAAGTTACATTTACTCCCGTTGAATAATATTGATTACTGATTAAGTATTTTACTTCATTGATACATAGATTAATACTTTATTTCTTCTGCCATATTCTTTGCCCCTAAAATGTACAAAGATATGGCAGAGAAACGAATGAATGAGTTTCAACAGGTGGTAGATGCGGAATATGTGTATGCGGAAGCAGCTGACGGTTCACAGGTGAGGATAAAAAAGAGTGATTTTATGGAATTGCTCAGAGCAGAATTGGGATATTCATTTTTGAAAAATAACCCCAATGAAGCCATAGAAGACTGCAATATTTATGCTGGTTTCTCTAAAAATGGATTATATATTGTGGACGAAAGCACTCAGAATAGGCCACCGGAATCTAATTATCGAGCTATACTCATGGTACTTAATAGAGACGGATATCATTATCAAGAGTACATCGAAGTAACAACAGGGAAAAGGTATTATAGATACTACACCTCATCTTGGAGCGGCTGGGAGTCAATAACGCTTACCTAATTTAACACACATATTCAACCTCTTGCTTTTCATTCATTTTCTTTGCCCCTAAAATGTACAAAGATATGGCAGACAAGAAGATGAATGAGTTTCAGCAGGTGGCAGATGCAAATTATGTATATGTAGAAGATGCGGCCGGTTCCCAAGCTAAAATGACATTGAAAGACTTTAATAGCAACCTTCCACGCAATTTATGTTGGAGTGGGATATTAAACAAAGGGGAGACTGTTGAATTAAAGGCAGAATATAAACTAATTTACGTATGTGAAACGTCGAAACATGGAGCACAAGCAATGTTCTCGACCGGATATGGAACTATTATGAAATTTTCAGGATATGATATGTGGACAACCGATGATACTGATGAACGTTTCTGCTTATTGAGTACAGGTGATGCTACGTTTTTGCTTAAGAATAATTATATAGACGGATGTTCGTTTCAGGTATATATCTTATAGAATTATTGCTGGGTACTTAGTCCCAGCAATAAACTATTATGATATGAAAGATATTTTCCTCCACGAAGTCCACTGATTATAATTTAAAAACCTTACAGAAATGCTGTTCTCGGTAATATTAAAATATATTTGAGATATATAGTTATTACTGCAAGAGAGTACTAACAATACGGCCTCTCCAACCGTTCCTGCAGGTCTATTAGTAACAGTATTCAATGTGGATGTATTAGAGTGCCCATATACTCCATTTCTTTTATAATTATTCAGATCGTCATTCTCTTGAAATCCCTTGTAACCAACTACATCACCTTGATCTATGAGTTTACTTATCGGCAATAAAACACTGTTATTTCCTTTTATAGCCCTCAAATAATCCACAGAATCAACATTGGACATTTCGTTTTCTCTCTTATCTGCCATATACCTTTGTACATTTTAGGGGCATGAGATACGGCAGAAAGACATAGTGGTGATTAGCTATAATCTATTTATAGAAAATCTTTGATTATTATTTATCAAATTGGTTACCCGTATAAATTTATCACCGTCTGCTAACTGCTCTATTTTGAAATACCGATTATGTACATTTGCAGGGTCCAATAGAATCTTAAGATTGTAGGTATGATGCGCTTTTTGAAATAAAAAACTTGACCCTTCTATTTGTTCACTAACAAATATATATATGCCATAATCAAGATATACATCTACACTCTCTCCAATTTGTAAATAATACTCACTTTTTCCTTGACATTTAGCGGCTAATCCTGCTTTTTCTAAAGATGCTATCGGTAAACTTGATCTAATTTGCTCTATTACTTCTACATCTGTAATGGGTCTATCTGCCATACTTTTGTACTTTTTAGGGGCAAAGAATATGGTGTGAATCATCGTTATCATACGATTAGGAAATATGAGTAATTTTTATTTCCATTCTGAATACTCTCCATTGATACAGCTTCTTCTTTTTTCCTCTAAAGAGGAAAATGGAATTAGAATTTGAATATAATCAGAACCTCCTATTACTTTTAGCCAACACCAACCATTAAAAGGATTATCTTTTACAGCTGGATACAAAATATATTCCCCTGGTATATTTATATCATTTAAAGAACCATTATTTATGAATTGGACAAAAAACAAGGATTTCTTAGCTTCCTTCATTGAAACATTTATACTATTTCCTTCTGTATCTATTCCTCGTAACCATACAGGTATTCCAGCACTTAACTCATTTTCTTTCTTATCTGCCATACCTTGCACTTTTTAGGGGCGTCTGATATAAGTTTTGTCTACACAGATACTATCCTTACTTTTACGACAAAAATGATTTACGCTTACATTCGTGTTAGTACGGACAAACAAACGGTTGAAAACCAACGCTTCGAAATTGAAAAGTTTGCTCAAAGGCAAGAAATCCACATTGATAAGTGGATATCCGAAACGGTATCCGGCACACAGTCTGCCAAAAAACGAAAACTCGGCCCGCTCATTAAGAAACTAAAGAAGGGAGATACCCTTATTGCATCGGAAATCAGTCGCCTCGGTCGTCGATTAATGGAAGTCATGTCTATTCTAAACACACTTATGCAGAAAAACATAACAGTTCTTACCGTAAAGGAAAAGTATGAACTGGGTAATAATATCCAATCGCAAATTCTTGCATTTGCTTTCGGATTATCTGCCCAAATAGAACGTGATTTGATAAGCCAGCGGACGAGAGAGGGGCTTGCCAGGCGCGTTGCCGAAGGACAGAAATTGGGCAGGCACAAAGGGGGGCGTAACTCACATTATAAGCTTACGGGGAAAGAATCTTTAATAAAAACTATGCTTGAATACGGCTATTCTAAGGCAGCTATTTGTCGGAAGCTGAAATGTAATCCAAAAACACTTGATGATCATTTATTAAGGATGGGTAGCTCTGATTAAAGTACCTTTGCTTATAATCTGGATATTGTGGGTAATTAACGTTGTCATCGGGTTCTTTTTATGTCCTTTTTCGTGGAAGCGTAGCTTGGTAACTTTGCATTGACATTCCATGTCAGTGGAATATCTTTAATTGATGAAATGTTTGCTAAAGGCTTACTTATTTTTGTGATATCTGATAATTAATTAAATAAAAGGAAAGATGAAAGGATTAGATGAGTTATTCGTTGTGGCGTGGATGTTATTCGGTATTTTGATGACTCCGCTGTTTTTTATCGCATTTGACTTATGGGCCGGAATACGAAAGGCCAAGCAGAGGAATGAAAAGATTTCCAGTGATGGCTGGAAACGTACTGTCAACAAAGTAGCAAGGTATTACAATGCGTTGTTGGCGCTTGTGGTAGTTGATGGTATGCAGATGGCAGGTGTTTGGTATTTGGATAACTATTATGGGTATCATATACCGGTTTTCCCGTTTATAACCTTGTTAGGAGCTTTTGGTGTAGCTGCCATTGAGGTGAAGTCCATCTATGAGAAAGCTGAAGAAAAGGAACGCAGGGAGATGAAGCAGGTGGCAGCATTGGCTGCAGAGATTGCGAAACATAAGGCCGACCCTACTGAGATTGCTAAGGCTGTAGTGGAGTATATGAATAATGGTACGGAGGATAAGAAATGAAAGTCTTGATTGACAACGGGCATGGCAGTAACACTCCCGGCAAGTGTTCTCCGGACGGCCGGTTGAGAGAGTATGCTTATACTCGTGAGATAGCTGAACGTCTGGTGATGGAGCTTAGAAAGAACGGAATTGACGCTGAACGTATCGTCAAGGAAGAAATTGATGTTCCATTGGCAGAGAGATGCCGTAGGGCGAATGAGTATAAAGCTTCTGAAGCTATACTTGTTTCTATTCACTGCAATGCTGCCGGTAATGGAAGTGATTGGATGTCTGCCCGCGGTTGGGAAGCATGGACCAGTGTTGGCAAAACAAAGGCTGATAAACTGGCTACTTGTCTGTACGAGGATGCTGAACACTGTTTGCCGGGAATGAAAATGCGCAAGGATATGGCAGATGGTGATCTAGACAAAGAATCACAGTTTTACATACTGAGGCATACGAATTGTCCGGCTGTTCTTACTGAGAATTTGTTCCAGGATAATAGGGAGGATGTGGAGTTCTTGTTGTCCGAGGAAGGTAAAAGGGCTATTGTCTCGCTTCATGTGTGGGGTATTATGAAATATTTGGGCTTATGAAAAAGTTGCTTTGGATATTAGTTGTATTGTTAGCAATCGCTTGTGTGGCGGCTTGGTTCCGTCTGCACGAGCCTTTGCCGCCGGAAATACGTACCGAGACGAAGATACAGACGGTTGTTAAACTTGATACGGTTCTTATCTCTGCACCGATGGCAGTGTTCTTCCGGTTCACAAGTGATACTATCCATATTGGTGATACGGTAGTCATGCGGGAACAGGCGTACTACGAGGACAGTCTTTACCGGGCATGGGTTAGTGGGTATCGTCCGAGGCTTGATAGTTTGCAGGTGTTCCCGAGGACGGTTTATCAGACAGTGACGAATGACATCTATCATCCGGTCGCTATCAAACCGAAGAAGAAGCGTTGGGGATTAGGGTTACAGGCTGGGTATGGGTATCCGGGCGGTTTTTATGTTGGGGCTGGGGTGAGTTGTAATCTATTTGTATGGTAAGGATAAGAAGATTAAAGATAGTGATAATTAAATATTTTATCATAATACAATATTTTTGGAAAAATATATGGTATAAAATACAATAATCACAAGAAAATATATATCTTTGCAGCAAAAGAAATCTCTGCTGTAACAGAGACTTCTTCTTAAATCAATCTGGTGATGCAGATTAAATTTTTGAAAAATATGATTCTTAATACAAAGGTAAATGAAAAGCCTATAAAGGCAAAACGAAAGCGTGTAATAAACGCTAAAGAATGTGAATTCGAACTCAAAGAGATTCTAATTCCGTTGTTTGAAGCATATCATCAAGGTATTGATATGTTTAATAATGAGATTCAGCAAACGCCTCCAGATGCTCGAATTAGAGGGTTTGAAGCAAACCTGTTGAATGCGAAATTGGTACAATGCATACAAAAGTCTTTCAAGGAAGACTGGAAGCGTGGTAGGTACGGTAGAATAATGTTGTACAAAAATGGGTATATAATCTTTTTTAAGAAGTTAAATAATAGGGATATGCCGATGAATATACGTACAAAAATGGCATGTTCTATTGAAAATCAAGAACAAGGAATCTTGTTTCATGATGACGATAATGGTAGAGCTCCAATATTGTTTTTTGGTTATAAAAGAAATCGATTTGGAGAAATTGTAGACCCAAAGATTGTTTATATAGATGAAGGTAAAGTAAAGTGGGCTATAACCGAAACTGACATAGATCACTTAAGGAAAAATATTACTATGGTACCAGAATTTCCTACAGCACATGTACGTGTCAAGAGTGCAGTTAAGGATAAGACTGGTACAAATGATGATTGATGATTAATGTTTAATAATAATGCATCACCAGATTTTATATCACACTTTTAAGTAACAGTATTATGACATTTAACAATAAGCAATTAACCTTTGTGAGAGAGTATTTAGGTTATTCTCAAACAGAGTTAGCTTCACATATTGTGGGGCTTTCCCAATCAAATCTTTCTAAGTTTGAGAAAGGGATCGGTTTGTTGTCTTCAGAAGTCATACAAAGAATTATTGATTTTTTGGGCTTCCCCGAAGAATTTTATAGCGAGAAAATATCTAATAATGTGGAAAATGCTCATTATAGACGTAAATCTGGTATCTCAAAAAAAGATAGAAGTTATATTGAATATTCTAATAAATTGATTGGTTATATAGTAGATGAAATGGCCGATTCGATAGAGTTTCCAGATATAAAATTGCGTCTTATTGATTTGGAAGAAGGATACACGCCGGAATCTGCGGCTCAATTTATTAGGAAATATATGGGGTTGAAGGATGAACCTATAAATAATATATGTTCTTTATTAGAAAGATATGGCATTATTATCGTAGAACAAGACTTAGATGTAGACGCATTTGATGGTGTGTCTTTTATGACTGATCGGGGGTATTATGTAATGATAATAAACAAGAACTTTAGTAATGATCATAAAAGGTTTACTATATCCCATGAATTAGGTCATATTGTAATGCATTTATCTCTTCAATATCCAATACCAGAATATCGAGATAAGGAAAATGAAGCTAATAGATTTGCCTCTGAATTTTTGATGCCTGAGACTGCAATAAGAAATTCTTTGTATGGATTAAAATTGCACTATTTAGCTCCATTAAAGACTTATTGGCTGACATCAATGGCTTCAATTGTTCGAAGGGCAAAAGATTTAAAATGTATTTCAGAAGATAAGTATAAGTATTTTAATGTAGAATTAAGTCGCAAAGGGTATAAGAAGAAAGAGCCTATAAATGTGAATATTGATACACCATTACTCTACTATGAAGCTTATAATTTATTTAAAACAGAACTTCATTATACCAATGAGGATTTGTCTAAAGCTTTTAAGCTACCAATAAATATTATTCAGCAATATTGCGTAAAACCATCAGCTGTAAAATTGAGGATTGTAAGTTAATAATAAAATGACTTTGTGATTGGAGAAGTTATATACCCCGGCTTTCGTCGGGGCTTTTTTATTTACTTTTTATAGGATAATTCTCCTTTGATTTGTATTTTTGTGAAGTAACTTTGATTTTGTAATACCATGAATAGATTTTTATTAGCTGCTTTCCTTTCTTTTATAGGGATTGTATTGTTTGCTCAAACTCCGTATAAGACGTACTGTAATCTTATAGGTGATGAGAATTTTCTGAAAAGAGGTATCATAGATATAAGAGTTGATTATGGAGAAGGTGATTTTAAGGATAATAAATTTGTTGATGAAAATGGGAAAGAGATAAAATTCCTCACAATGGTTGCAGCAATGAACTTCATGTCTAAATTAGGTTGGCAATTGGAGCAGGTGTACAATCGGATTGATCAAGTTGATGGAAGCCCTATGATTATTTGGGTCTTATCGAAAGAGATTATTTCGGAAGAAGAAATAAAAAAGGGGTTTCAGACAAAACGGATGTATGATGCCTCTCAAGCCCATAAATAATCAGGTAAAGGTAGACTAATGGCTGTTTTTGTACTGCAAAGTATTTTGGCTATTATCTGATTGTATAGGTTGAAAGAATTTATTAAATTAAATAATTAGCGTAGTATATGGAAATGACATATCCTATTTTAACCATAGACAAAAGTAGCGTTGACAAATATTTGTGTAATATGGTTCAAGACTCAAATCATCGTTTTAAATCGTGGGAGTATTGCTATGGGGCATTCAACAATTTAGATAAAACAGACTATTTAGCTCTTCACCTTGCTTTTTATTTAGCGAGTTGGGGGATGTATAGGGGTAGTTGCGGAATACTCTGGAAAGATTATACGATTCATATGGGTGCTGTAAACATAATAAGGGAGTTTCATTCTCTACGAAAAGAATGGTTTACAATGGATGATATTTCTCAAATAATGGACTTGTACGGTGAACTTAAAAAGTACTACGGTGAAATCAAATATTATAAACCGGAAAACAGTACTTCACCCTTAAACCTTGCTGTGACAGATACATTGATTACTAAAATAATGTTGGGAGCCATTGGTTGCGTCCCTGCGTTGGATGGTTTGTTTAAGCAGGCATTTCATTGTCAAGGCAAACAGTTTGACGAGGAATTACTAAAGCGGATAATTGACTGTTCTCAGAGCAATAAAGATACAATACAACAATGTCAAAGATATATTTCTGAAAAACTTCACTGCTTCTACCCATCAATGAAGGTTGTAGATATGTATTTTTGGCAAAAGGGATTCGATGATTTACAAAACAAAGTAACCAAGAATGGCAAAATTAGATGAGGTTTTAAAATTAGTGAGATTATACGAAGAGAAGTATCGTCACCCAAATCTTACACGTTTTTTAGTTAGTAACAAGTATGATTTATTTCCTGAGAAAGAGAATATGGAAAAATGCTGGCCCCAATGCTATCCATATGCCGATAGACCTGGAGTCTATTTGATAATGGACGATAATGAGAATGTGCTATATGTAGGTAAATCATCCGTTGCCATTGGCGGAAGGCTTGGGAGTTATTTTTGTTATGATGGTGAAAGAAAATGTCGGGTTAGAAGTCCTTATTGGAGCACGTCACCTAAATATATTGTAGCTATTGTGGTTCCTGTTGATTCGGCTTTTGAATGTGCCGCTTTAGAAGAATTCTTATTAGCCAACGTACGAACGACTGATAATTCCGTTTTTCAAAGGTAAAAAACAACTTTGTAGAAGGGGTGGCTGAATAGCTGCCCCTTCTATTTTTTGCATATTGGAAAGAATTTGACTATCTATCTGAATTTATATCTCTAAATGGGAAGTATTTTCCACCTATCATGGATATGCCATTGACGACGTTGTTGTCCGTTTGGATGCCTATAAACTGTGGCAGTGTGCCGAAGTGGCAGAACTATCCACAGCCCTGTGGCGTGAAGCGGCACTGCAATGCCGCGCATGATTTCCCGTCGAAATACTCGTGCTCGACCTTGATGCGGTAGATTATGCGGTAACTGTCCATATCCTTTTATTTTTTGTCGTTACATTTTTATAACCGGCTTGCCTGACGTTCTGCCACTGGCGGTGATGCTCTCTCCATCGATGCTCAGGCGGCGTATCTTGCATACTGCGGATGGGTAGTATTGCCCTCCCAGCAGCATCCAGGCATTGTTCATGTCCTGTGTGGAGATATTCACCATCTCTATCGTATAGTCCATTCCTTCTACAGTGAATTTCGGCATGGACTGGATGAATTGCATCGTGTCCGAAAGCAGGGACAAAGATTCGGCATACTGCCGCTCGTCGAAAACTGCCGCCAGCATGATGTTCAGGTTCAGCAGTAAGGGTGGCTGCATCCGGGCATATCTTCCATCTCCGATGCGTTGTATGGGGGGTGGAAATACCGCCGGAAGTCTCACGTTCCACGTTCAGCAGAGCCACCACCATCTTATTGGGGCGTTCCTCCTTGGCGCTACCTATCATTCCCACAGTTGCCAGCCCTTCGGGGCGATGATAGAAGCGGGACAGGTATTCGTCCAGCTGCTCAGCATAATATGTCAGTATTTTGCGTATCATTGTTTATTTGTTTAAATTATTGATGTTTATTGTATAAGTTTCAAAGATAAGAAAATAAGAATAGATTACAATAATGCCCTATATAAAAATCCCCGTAGCGGCTCAACTACGGGGATGGTGTCAAATAACAGAGTATCAATATGAGATACTAAGTGAGCCTATTTTTTTAGAAATGTCCTGCAGGGCATTGTTGAATGTCTGTAATTCTTCTTGTGTAAAGCGTGCCGGTTTTCCGTTTACCAAATTGCCGTTTAATCTCTGATACAGCCATGATCTACTTTTATTAAAGTACTTCTTTGCGAGGTAGCTTAGAGAGACAATTTCGGCCACTTCTTGCAGTTGTAATTTGATTGCGCTCTCTTCTACAACATCCAGTTTCTTATCAATGTTCTGTAAGCGCTCTGATACAAAGTTGGCAATAGCTTTCTTGTCTTCTTCCGAATTGTACTTGGCTGCTATTTCTGTCATTTTGGTATAGAACTCTGGAGAGTCTGTACCAAGTAGTGGCTTTAATGCCAGTAATTCATCTTTCAGTGCCATATATTTATTTTTAGTGCCCTCTCCGGAGAGAGGGGCTTTGTTTTATTTCTTTTTTCCTAACTCTTTTAAGATTTTGTCGATTGTTAGTAACCGGTCTAACCTTTTGTCAATCTCTTTTTCTTGGTTTGTTCCGGTAACTTCGGCGATAAACCTTAGTTGATCTAGTTCTTTTTTGAGAAATGCTCTTTGTATAAGCAAATCCTTTTTAATTTGTTCGTTACTCATGTTGATTACTTTTGTTATTTGACATTACAAAGATAATAATCTTTTGGTTATTATGCAAACATTGCATGAATTATTTTCGCTATCTCGTATATTTTTTCCATATTTGCAATGCGTTACATATTTTGATTTACATCGGGCAATAGTCCGACCGTTGAGCTACTGGTGATTGATTTTGCCAGTAGCTTATTAATATACGGTTCCGACCCCCGTGAGATAGCTTAATGGCATCCTGTGTCCGATGTAAATGGATATGTAACGCAACGGGAAAGCGGAACCGTTCTTTTTTCCGCTCCTTAATCCGTTGCATTATGGGTAAATCTCAATTATCCTCTCCAAAGCTCACAAAAGCTTTCATTAGTTACGGTCATTATCAGCTAACAGTCACATATCCCGATTGTGTGAAAACCACCATAACGGGAAATATGGAGTTAATAGACCGTTTAAACTCTGATATAGAAAAGGAGAGGGAAGAAGCTACTGCCGAAGCAATAGCTTTCGTTCAGGAACAATCACTTTAAGCTGTCGAAGATTTTCCTCATTGCATCATCAGCGTGTTTTCGCATCACTCGAAAATAGTTGAATATAGGGCGGTTCGTTTTCATTGATTGGCCGATACAATATTCAAGAATTTCTAAGGATATACCTAATTCGAATCCATGCTGAACGAATGATTTACGTGCAGAATAATAAACCACATGCTTTCTTATCCCTGCTATTTGGGCGAGTTCTTCCATTTTGCGGGATACAACAGAATAACATTGCCCGAATGTTTTGTACTTACCAAAAACAAGTTTACCATTCTTCTGCATATATTTGTTTATGATTTCCCTTGCTTCCGGCTGGACGGAGAATGCCGTTTTGCTTTCACCACTTTTTTTGTTCTTTGTTTTTCGCCGGTAATATTCTATCCATTCTTTTCGGAAATCAATATCAAGCATATCTACAAGATTGATACCACCCAGATAATAACTTAGCATGAAAATATCACGTACTACTCCGATATTGTATTTAGGGATTTCCATATCTCGGATCGCCTTTATTTCATCAATGCTAAGGTCTAATTCGCGGATATTGGCTGATGGCATTCTACAGAACTCAAACGGCTCTACTTCGTATCTGACCATATTATGCTTCTTGGCATAGTTGATGATTACTTTGAGCAATGTAAGGTAGATTTTTATAGTGGTAGGAGAGAGCCGCTTGTCTTCAAGGTCCATTTCAAAATGCTTGATGTTTCGAGGGGTAATCATTGAAAGTAGCAAATCACCTTGTGACTTGATGAATGATTGGCATGCCAAGCGATACAACTTTTCAGATTTGTTTCGTTTCTCCTCTGCAAGTTCTGATAGATAAGATGCCATTGCAGAGGAAAACTTGGCATTGGTATAGTCTTTCTTTTTAATGATTATTTCCCGGAGCTCGGAACATGAATATACGTCCACATCATATATGTTGTCGATAACATTCTGATAATGGTTAAGTAGATTCCGAAGTTTCATGTTCATTGAAGCGGCTTCTGGATGATTGATAACTTGCCCCTCTTTGAATTGTGATAGGGTGTCAATAATGCAGTTTGTTGGAATATACCTGGTATTGGAATTATGGGCCAGTGATATTCTTACTTTGTGCTTTCCGTTGATAAGCACTTTTGCAGGTACGATACAAAGTTTAAGCGTTGCCATATTTTTGTTTAATAAAGTTGCGACAATTTGTTAGTAATAAAATCGGTGTCCGACAATCGTCCGACAATCAAATTTTGCAACCTGCTGCGAAATATTGGAGATACGCTTTTTCGTAAGTACTTGATATACCATAATGTAAAAGCACTTCCAACGTTCGCTTACGGAGGAAGTGCTTTACACAAAAACTAAACTAGACTTA